TCAGGCGGCACCGAGGAGGTGCCTGCGCTGCTCCGGCCAAGCGACCGGGAAGGGCTCCAGCAGGTCGGCCAGTTGCATCTCGGGCGGCTGGCGGCCGTCCAGGATGGCCTCGACGATGTCCGGGGCGAGCAGGGTCAGGCGCAGCACCCGGCTGACGTAGGAGGCGTTGATCTTCTCGGCCGCCGCGATCTCCTCGACTGTGGCCACCTTTCCGCCCTCCAGCATCCGGCGCCAGCGGAATGCCCGCGCCAGTGCCCTCGCCATGGTACTGTCCAGGCGGCGGCGTGGCTCGGGCAGCAGGGCATGGCCCTCGGGGGCCAGCACCAGCTTGCGCCCGCCCCGCTTGCGGATGCGGAAGGGCACCGTGACGGTCACGCTGCGGCCGTCGGGGGAGAGGACAATATCGGTCATCGGGCGGCCTCCCTGTTCTGGCGGTCGCCGATCCGGCGGAGCTCCCCGACCAATCCGGCCAAGCCCTCGACGCGCATGCGGATGGCGATGCCCTCCAGGCCCACGTCCACCCGTTCGATGAGCAACTGGACGATGCGCGCCTGCTCGGCCGGGAACAGCTCGTCCCAGACCGGGTCGAGGCGCTGGAGGGTCTCCAGCACCTCGGTCTCCGGGATCGCCTCCTCCCTTCGGACATCTTTCCAGGTGCGCACCACCACCTCGGGCGTGCGCAGCATGGCCCGCATCTGGTCGATGACGGCGGCCTCGATCTCGCCGGCCGGGACGCGCCGGACGGGGCAGGTTTCGGGCCCCAGCTTGATGACGTCGGTGGTGACGTAGTAGCGGTATTGGCGGCCCTTCTTGCGGGTGTGGGTCGGCGTCATGGCCCGCCCGGTGGGGCCGAAGACCAGCCCCCGCAGCAGGGCCGGCGACTGCTCCCGGGTGCGGGCGGCCCGACGCCGGGGATGGGTGGCCAGGATCGACTGGACATTGTCCCAGGTGTCACGCTCGATGAGAGGCTGGTGCTCGCCGGGCCAGGCGGTGCCCTTATGGACCGCCATGCCGATGTAGGCCTGGTTGCCCAGGATGCGGTAGAGGTCCATCTTGTTGAGGGGACGGCCGCTGCGGGTGGCGATGCCCAGGGCGGCCAGTTCCTTCACCAGCAGGGTGGCGGAGCCCACCTTGAGGAAGCGCTCGAAGATGGTCCGCACCTGGGCGGCCTCGGCCTCCGCAACCACCAGCTTGCGGTCCTGGACCCGGTAGCCCATGGGAGGAATGCCGCCCATCCACATGCCCTTGCGCCGGGAGGCCGCGAACTTGTCCCTGATCCTCTCCCCGATCACCTCGCGCTCGAACTGGGCGAAGCTGAGCAGAATGTTCAGGGTGAGACGGCCCATGGAGGTGGTGGTGTTGAAGTGCTGGGTGACCGAGACGAAGGTCACCCCCTTGCGGTCGAAGACTTCGACCAGCTTGGCGAAGTCCATAAGGGAGCGCGACAGGCGGTCGATCTTGTAGACCACCACCACGTCGATGCGGCCCTGCTCGATGTCGGCGACAAGGCGGCTCAGCGCCGGCCGTTCCAGGGTGCCGCCGGAGAAGCCGCCGTCGTCGTAATGGTCGGGCAGCAGGACCCAGCCCTCGGCCTTCTGGCTGGCCACGAAGGCCTCGCAGGACTCCCGCTGGGCGTCCAGCGAGTTGAATTCCATGTCCAGCCCTTCCTCGCTGGACTTGCGGGTGTAGACGGCGCAGCGCACCTTGCGCAGGGGCTCCTTTCTCATGACGGCCTCCGGTGGTTCTTCAGGGCGAAGAAGGTCCAGCCGTTCCATCGCGTGCCGGTGATGGCCCGCGCGATGGCCGACAGGGACTTGTAGGGCCGGCCCTGGTATTCGAAGCCGTCATCCAGGACGGTGACGTGGTGCTCGACGCCCTGCCATTCCCGGACCAGCCGGGTGCCGGTGATGGGGCGACCGTCATCCGGGCGCCGGGCCCGCTTGGCCGGGTCGCCGCCGTCCAGGTCCTCGGCCAGGGCCTCCAATCGCCGGATGGTGTCCGGCTTCAGGCCGCCGTGGGCCAGTTCCTGGATACGGTAGGCCAAGCGGCTTTCCAGGAAGCGCCGGTTGTAGGGCGGCGGCTCCGTGTCGAACATCTCCTTCCACAGCTTCTTCAGGTCGGGGGTCGGGGTGGTCTTCAAGGCCGCCACCTGGGCCAGCGTGCTCTCGGTCATGCGGGGTCTCCCTTGCCGTCGCGGTGTTCCGCATGACCGCTCCGGTGGGGCGGGAAGTCGAGGAAACTCTCTCCGTTTCCGGCGGATAAAGGACTGGACTTCCGGGACCGCATCCGCATGAAGCCGGCCGCCAGTATCTCGGCCACCTCGTCCAGCCTCTCGGCGGCGGTCATGCGGTCGGGGGAGAGGGCGTTCGACATGGCGTTGTTCCATTCCGTAGCGGGTTCGAGGTAGAAACGCGCCTGTCGACGCCCGATTGGGACAGCGGAAGGATAGGGCTGCACGCTCGCGATTGACTCGCGAGTGTTTACCGTTTAGGGTACAGGGTGATTGGAGATTGGAATGAAGAAGTCGGAGACTCTCGGAGAACGCATTCGCCGGCGCCGGATGGAACTACACCTTGGCCTCCGGGAGACCGCGCGCCAGGCGGACATCTCGGCCACCTTCCTGTCGCGTATCGAGACAGGGGCCGAGAAGGCGGTTCCGGCCGAGAAGGTGATCCGGAGACTGGCCGAGATCCTCCAGGACGACTTCGACGAACTGATGGCCCTGGCCGGCCGGGTATCGAGCGAGGTCACGGATTACGTGAAGGCGGACCCGCGGATGCCTGAGTTCCTGCGCAGGGCGAAGGAACAGAACGTCTCGGCGGAAAAGCTGATGGCGCTTCTGGACAAGGCCCAGGGAAAGAAAGGCAAAGGGTGATGCAGCCGATGAAGGTTCCCTTCCTGAAGCCCGGCGACATCGACCATGCGGTTTCCGATCTGCTCCGTCGGTATGCGGCGTGGAAGAAGGTCGCGGTCAAGCCGCCCATCGATGTGGACGAGATCGTCGAGGGATATCTGGAACTGACGTTGGAAATCGTCGATCTCAAGGAGCGCCTCGGCATGCCGGACGCCCTGGGAGCAACATGGCTCGACGAGGGGTGCGTCCGCATCGACCAGTCTCTGGAAGGCAAGGAGGGACGTCTGGCCTTCACCATCGCGCATGAGATCGGCCATTGGCAACTGCACCGGCCCATCTACGAGATGGAAAAGGTCACGTTGCCTCTCTTTCCCACCCAGCCCGGTGGAAAACCGGCCGCGGCCATCGTGTGTCGTACCGGGGACAGCAAGGCACCCGCCGAATGGCAAGCGGACCAGTTCGCCGCCCGGTTGCTGATGCCGGCGTTCGCGGTACGCACGACCGCCATGCAGGTCTGTGACGGCAAGACGCCGGCCTGGGATGGATTGGCCGACAGCAGGAAGGCTGGGTTTCTCGACCAGCGCCTGCGCACCCTGGCCGACGGGGTCATCGCCGAAGGGGGCTTTCTCAACGTTTCCAACGAGGCAATGTGCTACCGGCTCCTCGACCTCAAGCTGGTCGAGGATGCGGCGGCGCGCCGGGCGGCCCTGATCTGACCATCAATTGCGTTTCGAGTGCTTCCGTTGTCACGAAAGGAATTCGTCGATGCCCAGCCATCGCTTCCGTCTCTTCGGCAACCTCCATTTTCTCCAGGCGATTGACAAACCCGGCTGCCTGGGCCGCCTTCTGGCCCGGCACCAGGATTATTTCACCCGGCAAGGAATCGACATTGATGCCCTGACCAACGACGACGATTGCGCCCGCCGGTTGCTCGACGTCTTCACCAGCACCGCCGAGCGCATGCCTGGCGATCTGCTGAGCGATCTCTACATGCTGGATGAGGTGGGCGACGAGGATGGTCACCACCGCATTCTCGACGAGGCCCATGCCCGCGGAATCGATCTCGGGGGCTTCCCGGACGACATCCCGGCCGGCGATTTTGCGATCCTTGTTTTTCTCGACCATCCGGACCTGATCAGGGTGTGCCGGGAAAAGATGGTCGCCCGGCAAGTGAAGCGCTACTATGAGTTCCGCTCGCGGGATGACCGCCGGTTCACCCTGGCGGAAGTGGAAACCGCCGTGGAGGCCATCAAGGCGGACCTGGCCTCCTGGTTCGAGGAGCGCAAGCGAAGCCGGACCTGCGAGTTCTTCGTCTACCAGGAAGACGACGAGATCCACGCCCTCATCACCCATGGGGGATTGTTCCGGGCCGATGGAAACATCACCGCCCGCCTCGAACTGTCGCGACTCGGCTGGCGGCCACAGAAGCACGACTCGATCATCTATGACATCAAGACCGGCCTCCTGAAGATCCATGCCAGCTACGCTCCCGAACGCCGGGCCTATCGCGAGGCGCTCGGTCGGGCCCTGGCCGGCGATGCCGGCTATTTCATCGATTCCGCGCCCTATACCCTGGAAAGCCTGCGCACCAACGGCGGCGTTCTCTCCCTGGTGGACGGCATGGAGGAGGCGCGCCTGACCGAGGTCGCCATCGAAACCGGGGCTGCCGGTTGCCGGCTGATGGAACTCAAGGGAGATGACCTGACGGCGGCGGTCGCCGGCCAGGGTGCTCTTGCCGTCGCACCGGGAGAGATCGTCCGGGCCTGTTTCGCGCTGGGTTACCGGAGCGGCGGAAAGGCCCGGAAGCTGGAGGTTCGCCTTCCCAACGTCGCCGATTACGACCGCGACCGGGATGGCGACGTGACGGAAGCCTTCGTGCGGGCAAACGGTTTCATCGCCGCCAACCAGACCTGTGCCGATGACCTGGTGGACGCGGCTTGAAACGGCGCCCGATTTCGGAGGGCCGCGCCGCCACATCCAGGGGATGCTTGGCGAGGATGCGACGGCCTGCCTGGAAGCCGGGGGCATCCTCCGCCAAGGGCGGATCGCGCCGACGTTTCCGTGCACGGTGAATCGGGGACACGGCTGCCGCCGCGACGTGGTCGAGATCTCTGGCGAGTATCATGCCGTCTGCGGGAACCGCCCGGCCGAGTGCCCGGACATCATTCTGTCCGCCCGCGACGTGGCGCATCTCGCCCTCGACATGAACGCCCTGTGCCGGGCCGTCGGCCGGGCGCTGGATATCCGAGGCAATCCCGAAACCCTCCGCGATATCGGCGGGGTCCACAAGGTCGGCGCCGTGCAACTGTCACCGGGCGTCCGTCACCCGGTTTTTCTGATTCGCCGTCTATCGGACCTCGGCTATTTCGAAGCGATAGGGGCTCTGGCGGCGCGGCAGAACGGCACGCCGTTCACGGCATTGGTGCCCACCGGTCGATTCCTGACGGACGATGTCGAGAGGCTGGCCGAAGACCGCGGGGTTCGGATCGTCGTGCTTTCCGGCCTCCTCCGGCTGAACGGCACCGGGTTCACGACGACGGCCACGCCGGAGACGGTGTTCGCGCCGGTCGGAGTCCGGGGATCTGCAGGCCTGACCATGCCGAACGATATCGTTGCGCGTGCCCTGGTCTGCGATGGGAAATCCTCTCATGTCTGGCGCGATCTCGACGAAGGGCAGTACCAGTCCCTCGTGGCGGAAGCCGGCAGCTATGACGTGTTCGCCGATCAGCGCCGGCATCAGGTCCTGAAAGGCGGACAGGCCGGTTCAAAAGAGCCGATTCCGGATTCCCGGTTCACCAGCATCCTGGCCGCCATAACCAGTCGCGGGCATTACGATCCGAACATCACGGGCCCCGACCTCGCCTCGGGCAAGCAGATATTCCAGAAGGCCCGGCCCGTTTTCGACATCAAGCATGGGCGGTCCTCCTGGCGCCTGTTCAAGAGCATTCCGCACGAGGAAGGCCACACGGTCTACGCCTTCCGCCCCGACCCAGGCATTTCGTTCGCCTTCGTATTCCTTCCCCAGGATTGACCATCCCTTCGGATTTTCGGGCCATACAGGCCGGATACAGCCTCCATCCCCTCCGCATACAGACCGCCCCCGCAGATTGCCTCCGTCACGCAAACCACTTGCACGGAGACGATCATGAAAGGGCAGGAATGGCGCTGCGGCCGCTGCGGAAAACTCCTTGGCGTCGTCGATGACGGTCGCCTTCACCTTCGCTTCGCCCGCGGCCACGAGTACCTGGTCGGCTTTCCCGCCACCAGCGTCTGTCGCGGCTGCCGCACGCTGAACGAAGCGAAGGGCCCGTCCGACGTGGCGTCCCCGCCGCCGGCAACGTCGTCTTCCCCCCGCTGATCCCTTCCCACGGTTTTCATCCAGAGGCGCGCGACGCCCTGACCCGGCCAAGAAGAGGCGCTGGACGCCCGGCCGCGAGGCAGGCGTTCCATGCGAGCCCTCTGGCAGTCGTTTCATGCCCATTTCATGCTGTCCGTCCAATCCCTCAAGGCCAAGCAGGAATTCGGATCTCTTCGCCCGTCCCATCCAGAGTTGCAGCGGTTCTCCGATCCTTCTGCGGTACTGGACTACCTCCATTCCCGAAATGGCGATCTGGACGACAAGGATTCCCTTCTGGCCATCCTCGTAGAGTCCGTCCAAGCCGACCGAAACGATATGGCGATGACGATGCTGTGGCTGGCGCTCTGGCCGGCCCTGGACAATCTCTACCGGAGACTGCTGCGCCATTTCCGCCAAGCTCCCGACGATCTGGTTTCGGCGATATCCGAGCAGTTCACCCTGGCCGTCCACCGGGCCGATCTCTCTGGAATCCGCCGCCTCGCCGCCACCCTGGTGCGCAACGTCGAGCGTGACGTGCGGCTGGGGTTGCGGCGGAGATGGGAGGAGCAGTCCCTCCGGGTCGATCTTCCCGACCCCGACGTTCTGGGCAATGCCGTACCTGGCCGTCTGCCCAAATCATCTCATCTTGGCCTGCCTCCCGGCTCGGGCACCGATGCCGAAACGGCCATGCTCCGCGAAATCCTCGCCCACATGGTCGGAGCCGATGCCGACCTTGTCGTTGCTGTCGTGATTCTGGGGGAGGGACAGCGGGAGGTCGCCAGCCGGTTCGGGATCGGCCACGACGCCGCGCGCAAGCGCCTCCAGCGAGCCCTGCGGCGCATTCGCGAAGCCCTGGAGAAAAACTGAGGGCCGCCTGTCCCATTCGGCCCGCGCAACCCGCGTTTTCATTTCGAGAGCGCCGGAATGGCCGGCGAACGAATTCGAGGACCACCTCGTCATGAACGAAATTCCGAACGACACACGGAGCGAACTCCGCCGCCTTCCCGGCCTTTTCCGGCGTTGGGAATTCGAGCAGGTAATCCAGCCCGGGAGGGACTATCGCATTGAGGATGCGGGTTCCGCCAGCGACGGCACGACCCTCTATGCCATCTACCAAGCCGTTGCCCCCCTTCCGGAAACGGGAGAGCCGCAATGACTTGCAACAGGATCACGATCTACGACCTCCCCGAAATGGATGGCGGCGACGTCGCCGCCCTGTCTCCGGAGGAGCTGATGCTCCTGCTGCAGGACCTGGACGGCGTGGCCCAGGAACTGGCCCTGGCCGAGACCATCCTGCGCACCGGCCTCGATCTCCGTTACGGCGCCCAAGCCGCCGCCCTGCGCCGGGCCGAGGGCAAGGATACCGGCACCGTCCGGTTCGGTGACGGCGACTTCGTGGTGGTGGCCGATCTGCCCAAGAAGGTCCGCTGGGACCAGGACAGGCTCACCGCCGTGGTCGCCGAGATCCGGGCGTCCGGCGAGGACCCCGCCGAATACGTCGCTACCGAATTGAAGGTCTCGGAGCGGGCCTACGGCGCCTGGCCGTCGTCGATCCGCGCCGCCTTCGAGCCCGCCCGCACCGTGGGTGTGGGCAAGCCTTCCTACCAGATCGTCAAGAACCAGGAGAAGTAAGATGACCCCGACCGACAAAATCGCCGCCCTGCGCAAGCGCAGCTACTCCCTCGAAGCCCTCCCCGACATCATCCGCGTCCCCGCCCTGGGCGCGCGGCGGGAGGAGGTCATCCGGCCCATCGAGCACGCCACCCTCGACGACATCTCCTTCGCCATCCTGGCGCTGGATGCCGAGAGCGATGCCCTCTGCGGTCGCCTCAATGCCCTCCGCCGCCTGCACACCATGGCCCGCAAGGAGGGCGCCCTCGGGGCCGACCGCATCCTGGACGCCATTCCGCCCGAAAAGGAGTCCAAGTGATGGCCATCTCGCTCGCATCCCTGAAGCGCGGCCTGGGCTTGGCCGCGCCCCGCATCCTGGTCCACGGCGTGGCCGGGGTGGGCAAGAGCACCTTCGCGGCCGGCGCCCCCGACCCGGTGTTCATCCTCACCGAGGACGGGCTCGGCACCCTGGACGTGCCCCACTTCCCGCTGGCGCGGTCGTTCCCCGAGGTCATGGAGGCGCTGGCCGCCCTCTATACCGAGGAGCACGCCTTTCGCACCCTGGTCATCGACAGCATCGACTGGCTGGAGCCGCTGATCTGGGCCCAGGCTTGCCGGGAGAACGGCTGGAAGTCGATCGAAGACGCCGGCTACGGCAAGGGCTACGTCGCCGCGCTGGATCTCTGGCGCCAGTACCTGGACGGGCTTAATGCGCTGCGCAACGACAAGGGCCTCGCGATCATCCAGATCGCCCACACCGAGATCAAGCGCTTCGACAGCCCGGAGCACGAGCCCTACGACCGCTACATCATCAAGCTCCACGGCCGCGCCGCCGCGCTCTTGCAGGAGCATTCCGACGCGGTGCTGTTCGCCAACTACCGGATCAGCACCGTCAAGGCCGAGGTCGGCTTCAACAAGAAGGTGACCCGGGCGCTCGGCTCCGGCGAACGCGTCCTCCACACCGCCGAGCGACCGGCCTTCCTGGCCAAGAACCGCTACGGCCTGCCCGACGTCCTGCCGCTCTCCTGGGAGGCCTTCTCCCAGGCCATGCCGATCCCCGCCGAACCCACCCCCAGCAACTCGTAACCCGGAAAGGAACCCGACCCATGGCACATTTCGGAGCCACCTTCGACGCCACCACCGTCGAGCCCAGCAAGCCCATCGAACTCCTGCCGCCCGGCCGCTACCTGGTGCAGATCGTCGCCAGCGAGATGCGCGCCACCAAGGACGGCCAGGGCCAGTACCTGTGGCTGGAACTGGACGTGCTGGAAGGCGAATTCCAGGGCCGCAAGCTGTTCGACCGCCTCAACCTAGTCAACAACAACCCGACCACGGTGGAGATCGCCCAGCGGACGCTGTCGGCCATCTGCCACGCCACCGGGCGCATGCAGGTCCAGGACAGCGAGGAGCTGCACCTGGCGCCGATGACGGCGGACGTCCGGGTACAGCCCTCGAAGACGGAAGGCTACGGCCCCGCCAACACGCTCCGCTACCTGCCGCTGGAGCGCCCCGGCCAGCAGCCGCCTTCCCCCACGACCCGCGCGAGCGGGGTTGGCGGGGCGGCCGCGAGCGCGGGGAACCGTCCTGCCGCGCCCGTCGCGGCGGCCCGCCCGTCCGGCGCCACGCCGCCCTGGCGGAAGAACGCGTGACGGAACCGGGAAAGACGCCACCGCCATCAGGTCGCCAAACATGAAGGGCGGCGGCGTCCCCGCCAGGACATCGGAGAGACATCCATGGACGACAACATCATGGGGGGAGCGCCCGAGGAGGGCAATCCCCGGCCCGCCCCCGGCTTGCCCGCCAGCCGCGCCGACTGCCGCGCCCGGTTGGCCGGGCTGCGGGACGACATCGCCGCCATCAAGGCGCAGATCGCCGCCGCCGACATCGCGCGTCAGAAGGAACGGGGCCGCATGGACCCCCGCTGGTTCCACCGCGCCAAGACGGCGCTTCGCCACAAGCAGCGCGAGGCCGACGAGATCGCCACCCACATGGCGACCCTGCCCGGCCGCAGGGAGGCCTTCAAGGACCGCCTGATCGAGGTGGTGCGCGAGGGCTATGACGACGCCGAATGGCGGGCCGTCATGGACGAGGCTCATCGCCGCCTGGACGCGGACGGAGGTGCGTGATGGCTGTCCTCCCGCCCCGCCCTTCCGCGACCGTCGAGGCCATTTATGCCGCCTACGAGGCCGACGGCGACGACGGTTTCCGCGACCACCTGGGCGCCTCCCTGATCGGCAAGGACTGCGAGCGCACCCTCTGGCACGACTTCCGCTGGGCCACCCGGTCGCGCTTTCCGGGACGCATCCTCAGGCTGTTCGAGACCGGGCAGCTGGAGGAGGCCCGGCTGGTCCGCAACCTCCGGCGCATCGGCGCCACGGTGCTGGACGTCGATCCCGACACCGGCCGGCAGTGGCGGGTCGAGGCCTGCGGCGGCCATTTCGGCGGTTCTCTGGACGCGGTGGCCATCGGCCTCCAGGAGGCGCCCAGGACCTGGCACGTCCTGGAGTTCAAGACCCATTCCGCCAAGTCCTTCGCCGAGCTGCGCCGCGACGGGGTGCGGCTCTCCAAGCCACGGCACTTCGCCCAGATGCAGGTCTACATGCATCTCACCGGCCTCACCCGGGCCATGTACGTGGCGGTCCGCAAGGACACCGACGAGATCCATGTCGAGCGCCTGCCCGCCGACCGCCAGGAGGGCGAAAGACTGTTGGCGAAGGCCGGGCGGATCGTCTTCGCCCAGCATCCGCCGGCCCGCGTTTCCGACGATCCCGCCTGGTGGCAGTGCCGCCTCTGCGAGTACCACGAGGTCTGCCACGAAGGCGGCGCCGCCGAGACCACCTGCCGGTCCTGCCTGCACAGCACCCCTGTGGAGGACGGCTGGCATTGCGCCCGCTGGGATCGCGCCCTGTCGTCCGCCGACCAGCGCCGGGCCTGCGAGCGCCATCTCTTCATCCCCGACCTGGTGCCCGGCGTCGTGCTGGACGCGAGCGACGACTGGATCGAGTACGGTCTGAGGACGGGCGGCACCTGGATCAATGGAGTCCGCCCATGCTGACCCTCCGCCCTTACCAGCGCGCCGCCGTCGATGGCATCTACGACTACTTCGGCCGCCATGCGGGCCATCCCATCGTGGTGATCCCGACCGCGGGTGGAAAGTCGCTCGTGCTTGCCGCCTTCGTCAAGGAGGTGCTGGAGCAATGGCCCGACCAGCGCATCCTCATCGTCACCCATGTGCGGGAGCTGATCGCCCAGAACTTCGCCGAGCTGATGCGCCTCTGGCCCGATGCCCCGGCCGGCATCTATTCGGCCGGACTGGGACGACGCGACATCGGCGCCCGCATCCTGTTCGCCGGCATCCAGTCGATCCACAAGCGGGCCTACGACGTCCAGCGCTGCGACCTGGTGTTGGTGGACGAGGCCCACCTGATCCCCCGCGCCTCCGACACCATGTACCGCCGCTTCCTGGACGATCTTGCCGTCATCAACCCCTACCTCAAGATCATCGGCCTGACCGCGACGCCCTACCGGCTGGACTCCGGGTCCCTCCACAAGGGCGAGGACGCCCTGTTCTCCGATATCGCCTACGAGGTCTCGGTGCGCGAGCTGATCGACCAGGGATACCTTTGCCCCCTGGTCAGCAAGGCCGCCACCACCCGTCTCGACGTCACCGGGGTCGGCAGCCGTGGCGGCGAGTTCATCCCCAGCCAGTTGCAGGCCGCCGTCGACAAGGACGACATCACGGCTGCCGCCGTGGACGAGATGGTGGCCTACGGCCGGGACCGCCGCTCCTGGCTCGCCTTCTGCGCCGGGGTCGACCACGCCGGCCACGTGGCCGAGGCGATCCAGGCGCGGGGCTACACCTCGGCCACCATCTTCGGCGACACGCCCAAGACCGAGCGCGACCAGATCGTCGCCGCCTTCAAGAAGGGGGAAATCCGCTGCCTCGCCTCCATGGGGGTGCTGACCACCGGCTTCAACGCCCCCGCCGTCGATCTGATTGCCATGCTGCGGCCCACCAAGTCGGCGGGGCTCTTTGTGCAGATGGCCGGGCGCGGCACCCGGCTGGCGGAGGGCAAGGACAACTGCCTGGTGCTGGACTTCGCCGGTAACGTCGCCCGCCACGGTCCCATCGACGCTGTGAAGCCCAAGGAACCCGGCAAGGGGGACGGCGAGGCCCCGGTCAAGGTCTGCCCCGACTGCGACAGCATCCTGGCGGCGGCGATCCGGGAATGTCCCGACTGCGGCCACCTGTTTCCGCCGCCCGAGATCAAGATCGAGGCCTCCGCCAGTACCCTGGAGATCCTGTCCTCTGGCAAACCGCAATGGGTGGCGGTGACCGGTGTCGCCTATGACCTCCACGAAAAACCCGGCAAGCCGCCCAGCCTGCGTGTCGACTACCGCTGCGGCCTGATGCGCCACCGGGAATGGGTCTGCATCGAGCATACCGGCTACGCCCGCGAGAAGGCGGTCGCCTGGTGGCGCCGCCGCGCCCCCAATCGCCCGGTGCCGGCCACCGTGGAACAGGCCCTGCGGCAGTCGGACGATCTGCTAGTCCCCGCCGAGATCGCCCTGCGGCCCTGCGGCCGGTTCACGGAGGTGGTCGATGCGAGGTTCCCATGATCTGCGCCGTCTGCCGCCGCGAAGGGCGCGGGTTCGGTTTCCATCCGGCCTTCGTCCGCCGGCCCGGCCGTCCCAGCGCCGCCTGTTCCATGACCTGCCTTCACATCATCGCCGCAAGGAGGGAAGCCATGATCGACCCGACGCCCAATGAACGGGCCGCCATCCGCCACGGCGGAGACATGGGCGGCGAGGTGCTGGACAGCCTGGGCCGAACTGATCTCGCCCTGCTCTCGGAAGCCGAATGGCTCACCTTCGTCGAGGCCATCGTCACCGGCTACTGCGACCGTCTCCGCGAACTGGCGGGAAAGGACCGGAAGAGCCTGAATCGCGCGACCGGGGAGGTGCCCTTCTGATGGCCCCCGATTTCATGGCGCGGCACGGCGCCCGGCTGGTGGACCAGGGGTGGCCCGTCATTCCCATCTGGCCGGGCACCAAGAAGCCGGGGCGCTTCCATCGTGGCGAATGGCGCGACCAGCCCGGCTGGACCCGCCACTGCGACCGTCCGACCACCCTGAACGAGGTGGAAATCTGGGAAAAGTGGCCCGACTGCGCCGTCGGCATCGCCTGCGGGTTCGTCGTCGGCATCGACATCGATGTGCTGGACGCCGAGCTGGCCCACCGGCTGGAGGCCCTGGCCCGCGAGATGCTGGGCGATACCCCCCTGCTGCGCATCGGCAAGGCTCCCAAGAGGTTGCTGGTCTATCGGACGGAGGTCCCGTTCTCCGGCCCCAAGCGCGCACCCCTGGAAATCCTGGCCCATGGCCGGCAGTTCGTCGCCTTCGCCCTCCATCCCGACACCGGGCGGCCCTACGACTGGCCGGAGGAAAGCCCGCTGTCCGTGTCCCTGGACCAGCTTCCCGCCGTCACCGGGGAGGGCGTCGGCGCCTGGCTGGAGGCCGCCCATGCCTTGCTGCCCCCGGACATGAAGCCCGCCGTCCTACCCGCCGCGACAGGCCAAGGCACGCCCGCCCATGCCTTGGCCGGGACCCGCGAGGCCATTCGGGAAGCGCTGGTCTTCATCCCCAACGCCGATCTCGACTACGACAGCTGGGTGCGAATCGGTATGGCCCTCAAGGGGGCGCTGGGCGAGGACGGCGCCGACCTGTTCGCCGCCTGGTCGGCCCAGTCCGCCAAGCACGTCCCGGACACCACGGCCAAGGCCTGGGGCAGCTTCCGTCCCACCGCCATCGGCGCCGGCACCCTCTACCACCATGCCATCGCCGCCGGCTGGAAGCCCGATCCCGCCCTGGTGCTGGACGGCACGGCGCCCCGCGATCCCGTCCACCCCGCCGCCGGGCTGCTGGCCAGGGTCCAGGCGCCGGCCGAACCGGGCCCGGCTCCTCATCAGGTGGTGGCGCCTCTTCCCGATCTCTCCGGCCTCGACGGTGCCCTCGGGCTGTTCGTCTCCTACATCCTGGACACCGCCATCCGCCCACAACCCTGGCTGGCGGTCGGCGCCGCCCTGGCGGCCCTGGGTACCCTGATTGGCCGGCGCTACCGCACCGCCTCCAACCTGCGCGCCAACCTCTATGTGGTCGGCATGGCGGCCAGCGGCGGCGGCAAGGACCATGCCCGCAACGCCATCAAGGAGGCCTTTCTGGCCGCTGGCCTCGCCGAGCACCTGGGCGGCAACCGCATCGTCTCCGGCGCCGGGCTGCTGGCCGCCCTGCACCGCCAGCCCGCCTCCCTGTTCCAGATCGACGAGTTCGGGCAGTTCCTCGCCACCGTCGTCGACAAGCGCCGGGCGCCCAAGCATCTCGCCGAGGTCTGGGACCTGTTCACCGAGCTTTCCACCAGCGCCGGCAATACCTTCTTCGGCGCCGAGTACGCCGACCAGAAGCAGCGGCCCCGCCAGGACATCATCCAGCCCTGCTGCTGCCTGCACGCCACCACGGTGCCGGAGACCTTCTGGACGGCGCTCCGCAACGGCTCCCTCCAGGACGGTAGCCTGGCCCGCTTCCTGATCTTCCGCAGCCCCGACGACATCCCCGACCGCAACCTGGTGCCGCGCCCCCTGTCCGAGGTGCCGCCCGCCCTCGTCGCCGCCCTCAAGGCGGTCGCGGCCGGCGTGCCGGGCGCCACCAAAGGCAACCTGGTTGCCTCCGGCGCGCCCACCGTCCGGCCAGCCCCCCTTCCGGTCCCCATGGACGCCCCGGCCGAGCGGCTGTTCGCCGACCTGGACGCCGAGATCACGCTGCGCCAGCGCCAGGCCCTGGGCTCCGGCCACGGCGCCGTGCTGGCCCGCGTCTGGGAGAACACCACCAAGGTCGCCCTGATCCGGGCCGTCGGCGGCGATCCCGCCCGGCCGGTCATCCGCCTCGCGGACGCCGAATGGGCCCGCGCCCTGGTCGCCCATTGCGTGGACACCCTGCTCACCGAAGCCGAGCGCCACGTCGCCGACAACGAGATCGAGCGCAACCACAAGCGCGTCCTGGAGATCGTCCGCCAGGCCGGGCGCAAGGGCATCACCAAGAAGCACCTCTACGACCGCACACGCTTCCTCACCCGCCGCGACCGCGAGGAGATCCTCGCCACCCTGGCGGAAAGCGAGCGGATCGTCCAGGAAGTGCGGAAAACCGGCACCAAGCCCTTGGTCCTCTTCAGGGTGGTGGAGCCATGACGATGCCCACCATCATCCAGAAAAGCGTAATTGGCGAAGGGCGTTTACGCTTTTCTTTTCGCTTTTATCTCGTTGAGATCGTTTGGTGTTTTCCAGATAAGAGTAAAGAGAAGAAGAATATAAGAGGAAAAACCGCCAGCCTCCGGGTCATGGGGGCATGGCATATTCCCAGGAAACACGTTCGCTTTACGCTTATCCAGTTTTTCGCCAATGAAATCATCAAGATAAAGGCGAAAAGAAAAGCGTATGGGCGTTCGTCTTGCCGCTCTTTTCTCCCGCTGGCCCCCGCGAGGGCCGCCGGGCATCCCCCTTTGCCGAACCGTACCCCCCATCGGGTTCGGGCGGCGGCTCCGTCCCAGCCCGGACGCGGCCCTCGCCCCGACCGCTCGAACCACGAGGAGGTCTCCATGACCCTTTCCGATCCCGTCCGGGGCCAGAGCCCCGGCGTCACCCTCTGTCTCGACCTCGGCACCGTCACCGGCTGGGCCATGAGGCTGGCGGACGGCACCATCGTCAGCGGCACCATGGCCTTCAAGTCCGGCCGCTACGAGGGCGGCGGCATGCGCTACCTGCGCTTCCGCGCCTGGCTGGAGGAACTGGCCCGCTCGGCCCCCGGCCTGGCGACGGTCTACTTCGAGGAGGTCCGCCGGCACGTGGGCACCGACGCCGCCCACGTCTACGGCGGGATGCTGGGCCACCTGACGGCCTGGTGCGAGCAGCGGCGCCTGCCCTACCAGGGCGTCCCGGTCGCCACCATCAAGCGCCACGTCACCGGCAAGGGCAATGCCGACAAGGCCGCCGTCATCGCCGCCGTGCGGGCCAGGGGCTTCGCTCCCGCCGACGACAACGAGGCCGACGCCATCGCCATCCTGCTCTGGGCCATGGAGACGAAGGGAGGCGTGCGATGAGGCGCTTCCCGAAAGGCTACGGCGGCACCCGCCGCGACCCCGAGCAGGTCAAGCGCGACGGCTGGCGGGAGCAGGGCGTCCTGGTGGTCGACCTGTCCGACAACCGGCTCACCTGGCCGGAACGGGAACTGGTCAAGCAGCTTGGCCAGAAGCTCTACGGCAAGCGCCCGGGCCAGGAGGTGCGCCATGGCTGACTGGACGCCGGAACAGGTCGAGGAACGGCTGGAGGAAGCCGCCGATGTTCTCAAGCGCCTGCCCGAGGAGAAGGTGCGGGGGCATTTCAACGTCTGGCCCGAGGTCATCCACGACTTCGGCGACAGGATCGGGCAGGAGCCCAGCCCCATGCGCCGCCCCCCGCCGTCCGCCGCCGCCATCTCCCGAATGGAGGAAGCCCTGACCTGGGTTCGTTTCCTCGCCCCGGAGGACGGCAAGCTGCTCTGGGCACGGGCGGAAGGCGCCTCGTGGAAGGAAATCTGCTGGCGCTTCGGCATCGCGCGGGCCACCGCCAACCGGCGCTGGCAATACGGTCTCGGCGTCATCGCGCTGCGGCTGGAGGGCCATCGCGTCCCGGCGAAGCGGTCGCGGTCCTTCGTGGTGGACCGGGTGCGTCGGCTGTCAACCTGAAAATGCCCGTGAGACATTTTTTCGTGAGACATTGGAAGGCGAGACACCCTCCGCGTTGGCGGGCTACATTCCGGTCAGACTTGCGGAAGGCGCGTTCCCCTCGCCACCGCCACCGCCAACCCGGAGGACCTCGACCGATGACCGCCCTTTCCACCACCATCCGCGACGCCGGGACCGCCATGGCCATGCCGTCGGCGATGCAACCGGAAAGGGAAACCGCCCTCGGATATGAGCCGGAGAGAACGGTTTCGGCACGGAAGTCTGGCGGGCAGTGGAGATTCGAACCTACCGTAAGCCATTGAAATCGCGGGTCCTCCGTGGCGCACAGCCTATGCTGGCGCCCTCAGCCCGGAAGATCGCCACCGACAGCCCGAAATTTTGGGAAGCCACCCGCTCGGGAGTCCACCCCGGCACCGCCTGAAACCAGCGACAATTCAAAGCCTTGACCTGGATACCCCCAGGTGGCTTCCGGCCCCCGGCGGAGTCCAGCCGGAAGCCACCCGGAGTCCACCTGCGGAATCCAGGTCCAGGAATCCACCCGGATTCATCTCCTCCCTCTTCGTGGGGCCGACCTCCATCGCGGTCGCGCCCCTTTCCTGAATTCCCCGGCGGCCACCGGGGATATGACGCGACCATGTGCGATCCGAGCTTCCATCGGGTCCGGTGGTCGCCTTCGTGTGACCCCCTGATTCGCGTCCGGGGCGTGGCCGCGCCGGACCCGATGGAGACCGACCATGACGACCAAGAAGGAAACCGCCCAGATCGAACTGCCGCCCATCAACCTGGAGATCATCGAGATCACCCTGGTGGGCGACACGCCCCTCATCTCGCATGCCTGGTCCGAGAAGGCCAAGCGGGAGATGCTGGGCAAGCAGATGAAGGTGGCGAAGCCCGCCAAGGAAGCCAAGGACCCCCACGAGGACTTCCAGCAGAGCCTGTACCGGATCGAGGGCGGCGGATACGGCTTCCCGTCGGTGGCCTTCAAGGCGGCGGCGGTGACCGCCTGCACCTCGGTCGCCGGCATCACCAAGGTGGCGGCCCGGCAGGCCTTCCACGTGATGGGCGCGCAGTCGGCGGTGCGCGGCGCCTTCAACGGGGCGCTGATGCGCATGGACCTGGTGAGCATCCTGGGGGCCGAGCCCGAGATGCGCGAGGACATGGTACGCGTCGGCATGGGCACCGCCGACATCCGCTACCGGGGGCAATTCTGGCCCTGGCACGCCACCGTGCGGGTCCGCTTCAACGGCAACGTGCTGAGCGCGGCGCAGATCGTGAATCTGTTCAACACCGCCGGTTTCGGCGTCGGCATCGGCGAATGGCGGCCCGAAAAGGACGGCCAGTTCGGCATGTTCCATGTGGCGACCGCCGGGGAGTTGGCGGGCCTCGTGGCGGAGGCCGCATGATGTCCGGCGCGGAATATGCCTGGAGGGACGGGGCTCGCCTGCAAAAGGGGGCGTCCGTCCCGGCCCAGGCGGTCGGAGAGCGGCTGGAACGGCTGCGCGCCGAAAACGGTGGCGAACTGGTGCCGGAGGCGGTAGTGGCGGACGCCCGCGATCCGGCCTCGCCCCTGCATTCCCTGTTCGAATGGGACAATGCCGAGGCGGCGCGCCAGCACCGCCTGTCCCAGGCTCGTGCCCTGATTCGCGCGGTGGTGGTCCGCTACCGCGCCGAACCCGAGGACAGCCCCCGCAACATTGTCGCCTTCGTCAACGTGAAGGAGAGCGACCGCCAGTATTACACCGCGACCGCCGTCGCGCTGTCCGATCCCGAACGGCGGGCCATCGTTCTCCGCCAGGCTTGGGAGGATTTCCAGGCCCTGCGCAAGCGCCACCAGGACCTCGTCGAATTCGCGGCACTGTTCGCCACCCTCGACGAAATCGAGGCCGCCCTCCCGCCCCTGGCGGCGTGACCCTGTCGGCTTGGCTAGGCTGGGTGAGGCATGGCGGGGCGATGGCCCGGCAAGGCAGGCGAGGCCCGTTCCGTTTAGGCAAGGCGTGGCGAGGTTAGGCGAGGCGGGGCAGGCTTGGCGCGGCGGGGCAAGGTGTGTCCGATGTGTGGCGTGGCAGGCATGGCGCGCTGCGTCAGGGTCTGGCATGGCGAGGTTAGGCGGGGCTGGGTACGGCAGGCGAGGCTTGGCGAGTTCTGGCGGGGCCTGGCACGGCGGGGCTTGGCGAGTCGAGGTGCCTTCCGCCTCTTTCTTCTCTTCCTTTCGGGACGCTCTTTCAACATGACCGATCTTCGTTTCCAGCCCTCCGCGATCGAGCACTGGCCGATCGAGCGGCTCGTTCCCTATGCGGCGAATGCCCGGACCCACAGCGCGGAGCAGGTCGTCCAACTGGCGGCAAGCTTGGCCCGCTTCGGGTGGACGGTGCCGGTCATGGTCGACGAGAAGGGCGTGCTCATCGCCGGCCACGGCCGGCTGCTGGCCGCCCGCCATCTCGGACTCAAGGAGGTGCCGGTCATCCGGCTCCACCACCTTGGGGAGGCGGATGCCCGGGCTTACCGTCTGGCCGACAACAGGCTGGGAGAACTATCGACCTGGGATGACGAACTGCTCGCCGCCGAACTCTCCTGGCTGCAGGAGGAGGGTCTCGATCTTGACGTCATCGGGTTTTCCGACGAGGACCTGGAGCGGCTGCTGGCCGGGGATGTCGGCGACGGTCCCATGGACGGCGACGAGGATGCTGTCCCGGAGCCGCCCGCCGATCCCGTCACCAAGCCGGGCGATCTCTGGCTGCTCGGGTCCCATCGCCTGCTCTGCGGCGACGCCACGGTGCTGGCCGATGTTGAGAAGGTACTCGGCGGGAACTCGGCGGACATGTGCTTCACCGACAGCCCCTACAATATCAACTATCACGCGCCCCGGAACGGGGCCAAGGACCGCCGCATCCTCAACGACGCCCTGGGCGAGGGCTTCGCGGCTTTCCTTTACGACGCCTGCATCAACATCCTCGCCGTCACCAAGGGCGCGGTCTACATGTGCATGTCGTCTTCCGAACTGCACACATTGCAAAAAGCTTTCGTCGCGGCCGGCGGCCATTGGTCGACCTTCGTCATCTGGGCCAAGAACACCTTCACGCTCGGGCGGTCCGATTACCAGCGCCAGTACGAGCCGATCCTCTACGGCTGGAAGGAGGGCGGAGCGCACCACTGGTGCGGTGCCCGTGACCAGGGCGACGTGTGGTTCGTGGACAAGCCGGCGCGCAACGACCTGCATCCCACCATGAAGCCGGTGGACCTGGTGGAACGGGCGCTGCGCAATTCGTCGAAGAGCCGCGACATCGTGCTCGATCCCTTCTGCGGCTCGGGGACCACCCTGATCGCCGCCGAGACCACGAGCCGTGTCTGCCTCGGCATCGAGATCGATCCTCGCTACTGCGATGTCATCGTCAATCGCTGGCAGAACCTTACCGGCGGCACCGCCACCCTGGAAGGGGACGGGCGGACGTTCAATGAGATCGCGGCCCTCAAGCCCGCCGCCTGACGGAGCCCCCCTTGCATGACCTGGCTCTACATCCCGCCCGCGGTGCTGGCGGCGGAGACCCTTTGCTCGGGCTTTCCCTCTGCTCCGGCGCCGGAGGCCTCGACCTCGGCCTCCACATCGCCGAGCCCGGATACCGTGCTGTGGGCTATGTCGAGCGGGACGCCTTCGCGGCGGCCGTGCTCGTGGCCCGGATGGAAGAGGCGGCCCTGGCGCCGGCTCCTGTCTGGGACGACCTTGGAACCTTCGACGGCCGCCCGTGGCGTGGCGCGGTGGGCGTCCTCCTGGCGGGCTATCCTTGTCAACCATTTAGCATCGCCGGCAAGCGACGCGGCACCAGCGACCCCCGCCACCTCTGGCCCCATGTCGCCCGCGTCATCGGCGAATGCCAACCCCGATTTGTTTTCCTGGAGAACGTCCCCCACCATCTCCACCTCGGTTATCGCGAGGTCCGAGGCGAGCTGGAAGGCATGGGTTACCGGGTTGCGGAAGGACTCTTCTCGGCGGAGGAAATTGGCGCACCCCACCGGCGGGAACGGTTGTTCGTGCTTGGCCTGGCCGACGCCCCGGGCCTGCTCGGGCCTGCGCTCCAGCGGTGCCAACCGGGCGGAGATGCTGCGCCTCTGGCCGACGCCCCTGGCCTCGGACGGCGAGAAGCCGAGCGGCGGCAACCGTCGCAACGCCGACCTGACGGGCAGCGCGCGGCGCTGGGCCACCCCCTCGGCGCGGGACTGGCGGAGCGGCCGGGCCAGCCCGGCGACGCTGGCCCGCAACAGCCGGCCCCTGAACGAGCAGGCGGTCAGTCGGTCGCCGGGAACTTCCGGGAACCTGCCTTCCCTCCCGGACCCGGCGACGCCGAGGGCTGGCGGGAATACCTGCGCTGGAGACCGGACGCTGAACCCGCTGTTCGTCGAGGCCCTGATGGGCTGGCCGCCGGGCTGGACGGACCCCGAGCCCTCCGCTGGCGGGTCGACCGCCTGCGGCTCTGCGGCAACGGCGTGGTCCCGCTGGCTGCGGCGCATGCGTGGCGAACTCTCAAGGCTCGGCTGGGAGTCCCCTGAATGACCGCCCATGTGCTCAGCTTCTCCGGCGGCAAGGACTCGACCGCCCTCTACCTGCTGGCCATGGAACTGGGCCAGAAGCACGGCTTCCCGTTCCTGCCGGTCTTCGCCGATACCGGCAACGAGCATCCCGCCACCCTGGACTATGTCCGCGACCTGCCCGGCCGTACCGGCGGCCCCGCCATCCGCTGGGTCAAGGCCGACTTCGCCGGGGATATCGCGAGGAAACGCACCTTCGTCGCCGAACGCTGGCCGGAGCATGGCGTGCCGGCGGAGCGGGTCGCCCGCGCCCTGGAGGTGCTGCGGCCCACCGGGGTGCCGTTCCTCGATCTCTGTTTGGTCAAGGGACGCTTCCCGTCGCGCCGCGCCCAGTTCTGCACGGGGGAACTGAAGATCGCCCCGATCATGGAACAGGTCGTCATGCCGCTGCTCGACGCGGGACGGCGCGTCCTGTCCTGGCAGGGGGTACGGGCGACCGAGAGCCCGGCCCGTGCCCGGCTGGCGAAATTCGAGCATCGGGGAGATGGCTACTGGATCTGGCGGCCCCTGCTGCGATGGACGGCCGATGAGGTCTTCGCCCTGCACCGGCGCCACGGCATCGAGCCCAATCCCCTCTACCGGGCCGGCATGCACCGGGTCGGCTGCATGCCCTGCGTCAACTGCCGCAAGGACGAACTGCGCCAGATCGCCCGGCGCTACCCCGAGCAGATCGAGCGGATCGCCGAATGGGAGGCCCTGGTCGCCCAGGCCAGCAAGCGGGGCGCCGCCACCTTCTTTCCATCGCCCACCGCGAACGGACGCGGCCGGGTGCGGGGCGGCCCCGTCCAGCGGCACGTCGCCTGGGCGATGACCGGCCACGGGGGCCGGCAGCTCGACATGCTGCGGCTGTGCGAGGACGCGACCGCCTGCGCTTCCGCCTACGGGCTCTGCGAATGAGGCAGTCCCGCCGCATGTCCATGCTGGAGGCCATCGCCAACGTGGCGGTCGGCTACGGCATCGCGGTAGCCACGCAGGCGGTGGTGTTTCCGCTCTTCGGGCTGCATGCCAGCCTGTCCGACAACCTGCTGCTGGGGGCCATCTTCTCCATCGTATCGATCCTACGCAGTTTCCTGCTTCGCAGGCTGTTCGAGGGCCTGCGGCGGCCCGTCACGAAATGATCGATCGGCGCCGAAAATAGCAATCGGATTAGCAACTTATCGACTTGGCTTCGGCGGGAAACAGAGCGTTCATGGTGACCATCGGAAACGGAGGAAACGCCATGACCAAGCAGCCCAAGGGCCGGATCGAGATCAACACCAGCGAGTTCCAGTTCGCGCATGGGAAGAAGCCGCGCGGCCGGGGCCACTGGGCCTTCCTTCTGCCGGGCGACCCGGAACCGGCCTTCTTCTCCGGCACCTACACGGAGGCCTGCCGGCAGGCCAAGGCGCTGGCGGCCGAGCGGTTCCCCGGCCGCTACCTCACCATCAAGCTGGGATCGTGAGGGCGCCATGAAGGCCGAGACGATCCTGCCCACCGCCAACGAATCCTGGGGCTTCTGGGGCACCAGTCGCCACAACGGCTACGACCAGGACCTGACCTGGACGGTGACCAGCCGCTTCCTGGCCACGACCTTCAAGCTGGCGCCGGAAAAGGTCCGCGACCTGCTCGACCACCGCTTCGGCCGCCACTTGGCCGACGACCTGAGCTTCATCCCCGGCGGGCCGGTCAGCGAGAAGGCCATCGCCGCCCATCTGAAGGCCCGCTTCGCCCAGCCGGCCTGGAAGCAATGGGTCAGGACCACGCTCCGGGAGATCGGCTCCGGGCTGGGGGACGCAGCATGACCGCCGAAACCGAAATCGAGCGCCTGCTTGCCGAGAACGCTTCCCTGCGCAAGGTGCTGCGGGCCATCGACGTGGCCGCCGCCGAGGTCGAGGCGACGGAAGGCCCGGCCGACGACCGGGCGCTCTGGACCGCCATCCTGGAGGCGCGCCGCCTGCTGGCCGGCACCTGACCGCGCGCGGCTCCCTTCGGCCCCGACCGGGTCCGCCCGGCGGGGCTCGGGGCGGTAGAAGCGCCGCGACGGTCGCGGCGCCCTGCCGAAAGGAAGACTCCCATGACCAAGCTTTCCGACACCCAGCTCGTGATCCTCTCCGCCGCCGCCGGCCGCCCCAGGGGCCGCGTCCTGCCCTTGACCGTCGCCCTCAAGGGCGCCGCCGTCGGCAAAGTGGTCGACAGCCTGATCGCCAAGGGCCTGATCGAGGAGACGGCCGCCACCGCCAAGGATGCCCGCTGGCGCGACGCCGAGGAAGGGGCCATCACCCTGCGTATCACCCGCGCCGGCATCCGGATCATCAATGCCGAAGACGAGGGCGCCGCGGCGGAAGCCACCCCGCCCCGCAGTCGCGAGGGCAGCAAGCAAGATCGGCTGATCGAGATGCTGAAGCGCCCCCAGGGCGCCTCCCTCGCCGAGATCGCCGAAACCTTCAAGTGGGCGGCCCATAGCGTCCGGGGGGCCATCGCCGGGACGCTCAAGAAGAAGCTGGGGCTGACGGTTACCTCCGAGAAGGTGGACGGCAAGCGCGTCTACAAGATCGCTGTTTGAGGAGACGGTCATGGCTGCCGAAGACCGCCTTCCGCCGCCCGACCTCGGCCGGCTCGGGAAGGTCCTGGCGAAGGTCGCCCTGTCCCTGCCGGTGGAGGTGGGCGAGGAACTCGCCGCCGCCCTGGCGGAGTTGGCCGCCGGCCCGGTCCCCCAGGCCTGGGCCGGGGACCTGGAGGCGGAAGTGCGACGCATCCTCCGCCTGCGCGCCACGGACTGATCCGGCACCGCCCCGGCTGGGCTCTCCCGCCGGGGCGGATATCGCTCCTACATATTGGAAACAGGCGGACTTTGGACTTGATGTCCGGGCGGGAAAGAGCGTGCATGGGGTCGTCCACCAGACAGGGAGACGCCACCATGACCGAGCGCGACAGCACCCTCCAGGAGATCGCCAGCCGCATCCTCGACATCGAGACCCTGGAGACCCGCCGGAGCGACGATCTTGACCTCCACGAGGTCGCGGTCTGGTCGGTCAAGCAGGCTCTGGAAGCCGCCTACGAGGCCGGCCGCGCGGCCGGCAAGGGGACGGCACGGTGAGTACGCAACCCCACCTCCGGGTCCGCCCCTCCGCCGTCCTCCGGGCGCATCCCCTGTGGTCGGAAACCGACTTCGCCTACCTGCGCGGACGTGGCTACGGCAATGCCAGGGTTCTGGAATTTTGGGACCGCGACCTCAAGTCCGGCGCCAAGCCGGTCCACTGGCATCCCGACGATCCGAAATACCTGTCCGCCCTTCGCCACGTCGTCCACCGCTGAGGCCAAACGCCATCGCCGCGCGGCCACCGGAATTCCGGTCCCGGCGGCTTTCGTCCAAGCCCCTTCACGAAAGACACGGTTTCCCCCATGCCGGGCATGAGCGAACGACAGTATGCGGCCCATGTGGGGCTGTCGCGCGGCGCCGTGCAGAAGGCCAAGGCGGCCGGGCGGCTGGTGCTGCTTCCCGACGGCACCATCGACGCGGAGGCCTCCGACGCGCGGCGCGCCGCCGCCACCGATCCGGCCAAGAGCCGTCCGAAAGAGAGCAAGGCGTCGGACGCCAAGCCCAAGACCCAGCCGGTGGCGGTGCCTGAGGCGGCGCTGGGCTCGGTTCGCGAGACCCTGAAGGAACAGGGCCTGCCGACCGGCAGGATCAGTTTCGTCGAGGCCCGCACGGGGCACGAGATCGCCAAGGCCCACCTCGCCCGCCTGCGCCTCCAGGAGAAGAAGGGCGCGCTGATCGACCGCGCCCGCGCGCTCGCCGTGGTCTTCAAGCTGGCCCGCCAGGAGCGGGACGCCTGGATCAACTGGCCGGCCCGTGCCGCCGCCCTGATGGCCGCCGAACTGGGGATCGAGGCGCACGTTATGCAGAAGGCCCTGGAGACCCATGTCCGCGCCCATCTCGACGAGCTGGCCGAGCCGAACCCAGGTCCCGCCTTCGGTTAGCAGCCTGACCCCCGGTGAGACGGAAGGGTTTGACGGCGCCGACGACATTCTCCGCACCTGGTCGGAAGGCCTCCGGCCCGATCCGCTGCTCACCGTCTCCGAATGGGCCGACCGCCACCGGGTCCTGAGTTCCCGCGCGGCGGCCGAGCCGGGGCGCTACCGCACCGCCCGCACGCCCTACATGCGCGACATCATGGATGCCCTGTCGCCCGGCAGCCCGGCCCAGCGCATCGTCTTCATGAAGGGCGTGCAGGTGGGCGCCTCGGAGGGCGGCTTCAACTTCGTCGGCTTCGTCATCCACCAGGCGCCCGGCCCCATGCTGGCGGTGCAGCCCACCGTGGAACTGGCCAAGCGGGCGTCGCGCCAGCGCATCGACCCGCTGATCGAGGAATGCCCGGCCCTGCGGGAGAAGGTCCGGCCGTCGCGGGCCAGGGACTCCGGCAACACGGTGCTGTCCAAGGACTTCGCCGGGGGCATCCTGGTGCTGACCGGCGCCAACTCGGCGGTGGGGCTCCGCTCCATCCCGGCCCGGTATCTCTTCCTGGACGAGGTGGACGCCTATCCGGCCTCCGCCGACGAGGAGGGCGACCCGGTGGCCCTGGCCGAGGCGCGCTCGCTCACCTTCGCGCACCGGCGCAAGATCTTCCTGGTCTCCACCCCCACCATCAAGGGGCTGAGCCGGATCGAACGGGAATACGAGGCCAGCGACCAGCGGCGCTTCTTCCTGCCCTGTCCCCGCTGCGGGGAATACCAGTGGCTCAAGTTCGAGCGGCTGCGCTGGGACAAGGGCCGGCCCGAGACCGTCGCCTACCTCTGCGAGGCCTGCGAGAGGGGCATCGCCGAGCACCACAAGACCGCCATGCTGGAGGCGGGTGAGTGGCGGGCCACCGCCACCGCGTCCGATCCGCTGACGGTGGGCTTTCACCTCTCGGCCCTCTATTCGCCCATCGGCTGGCTGTCCTGGGAACGCATCGCCCGGTCCTGGGAGGCAGCCCAGGGGTCCGACGAGGCCATCAAGGCCTTCCGCAACACCATGCTGGGCGAGACCTGGCAGGAGGCGGGCGACGCCCCCGACTGGCAGCGCGTTTACGACCGCCGCGACACCTGGCCCAACGGCTGCGTGCCGGCGGGCGGGCTGTTCCTGACGGCCGGCGCCGACGTGCAGAAGGACCGCATCGAGGTCGATGTCTGGGCCTGGGGACGCGGCCTGGAAAGCTGGCTGGTGGACCACCTGGTCATCGAGGGCGGACCCGACAAGGCGGAGGCCTGGGCGGAACTGGAGAAGCTGCTGGGCCGCACCTGGCCCCATGTTTCGGGTGCCCATCTGGGCCTCGCGCGGCTTGCCGTCGATACCGGCTACGAGGCCGCCGCCGTCTACGCCTGGGCACGCCGGGCGGGCTTCGGGCAGGTGGCGCCGGTCAAGGGCCTGGAGGGCTTCAACCGGGCGAGCCCGGTTTCCGGCCCCACCTTCGTGGACGCCACCGAGGGCGGCAAGAAGGTGAGGAAGGGCGCCCGCCTCTGGACGGTGGCCACCGCGACCTTCAAGTCGGAGACCTATCGCTTCCTGCGCCTGGAGAGGCCCACCGACGAGGAACTGGCCGGAGGCGCCCGTTACCCGGCCGGCACGGTGCATCTGCCAGCCTGGGCGGACGCCGAATGGTGCAAGCAGCTGGTGGCCGAGCAGCTGGTCACCGTGAAGACGAGGCGGGGTTTCTCCAAGTTGGAATGGCAGAAGGTCCGCGAGCGCAACGAGGCCCTGGACTGCCGCGTCTACGCCCGCGCCGCCGCCTGGATCATCGGCGCCGACCGCTGGGCGGAGGGGAAGTGGAAGGACCTGGAAGGCCAAGTCGGAGGACAGATGCCGGATGCCAGATGCCAGACGGGGGAAACCGAAGCGCCCGTCGCCAAGGCTGGCCAGGTACGGCACCCCGTCCGCCGTGGCCGCAAGGTCTTCCAGTCCAGCTACCTGGGCTGACCGCTGAACGCTGATCGCTGAAGGCTCCCCTCCCATGACTCTGAACGATCTGAAAGCCGAGCGCGAGCGCGTGCTGGCCCGGCGCAATTCCCTAGTCAGCCGGGTGAGCGTCGGCGACCGCACGGTGCAGTACGACCTTGCCCAGGCCGACAAGGTGCTGGCCGATCTGGACCGGCGCATCGCCACCCTGGAGAAGCGCGGTCCCCGGCGGCGCATCCTGGTTTCCGCCAGCAAGGGACTATAGACCATGCTTGGTGGTCTTCGGCGGAAGGTAGGCGCCTTCATCGGCGGCTTCGAGGCGGGCCTGGGAAACCGCCGCCTCAAGGCCTTCCAGCCCAGCCGCGCCCATCTCAACACCCTGATCGCGGCGGCCGGGTCCGACATCACCGCCCGCGCCCGATATCTGATCCGCAACAACGGCTACGCGGCCAACGCCATCGAAAGCTGGGCCGGCAACGTGGTCGGCGCCGGCATCAAGCCCTCGTCCCTGATCGCCGACGCCCAACTGAAGGCAAGGGTCCAGAGGTTGTGGCTCTCCTGGTCGGACGAGTCCGACGCGGAAGGCTTCACGGACTTCTACGGCCAGCAGCGCCGGGCGGCCCGCGAGGTCTTCATCGCCGGCGAAGTGTTCTTCCGCTTCCGGCCCCGCCGCCCGGAGGACGGCTTGTCGGTGCCCCTGCAGTTGCAGATGATCCCCTCCGAGATGCTGCCCTTGTCGAGAACCGAGACGCTTCCCGGTGGCAACGTGATCCGCCAGGGGATCGAGTTCGACAGAATCGGGCGAAGGGTGGCCTACCACTTCCTGCGCCGCCATCCGGGGGACAGTACCGATCCAGGTCTCGTCGGCGAGACGGTGCGGGTGCCGGCCTCCGAGATCGTCCATATCGTCGATCCGGTGGACGCCGGGCAGCTGCGCGGCGTCTCCCGCTTCGCGCCGGCCATCGTCAAGCTGTTCCTGCTCGACCAGTACGACGACGCGGAGCTGGACCGCAAGAAGGTGGCGGCCATGTACGCCCTCTTCGTCACCACGCCCGCGCCCGGCGAGCCCTTTGACATGGCTGAGGAGACGGGCGCCGACGGCGAGCGGACGCTGGACGTCCAGCCCGGACAGGTGGTGATGCTGGAGCCCGGCGAGGAGATCCAGACCTCGGCGCCGGCCGACGTGGGCGGCTCCTACGAACCCTTCCAGTACCGGACGCTGCTGCAGGTCTCGGCGGCCCTGGGCGTCCCCTACGCCTACCTCTCGAACGACATGCTGAAAGCCAACTATTCCAACTCCCGGCTCGCCCTGCTGGAATTCCGCCGCCGGGTCGAGGCCTGGCAGCATTCGGTGCTGGTCTATCAGATGTGCCGCGCCGTCTGGCGGCGCTGGATGGACGTCGCCGTCATGTCCGGCGCGCTCGTCCTCGCCGACTACGAGACACGCCGGGCCGAGTGCCTGGCCTGCTCCTGGCTGCCGCCGCGCTGGGAATGGGTCGATCCCCTGAAGGACGCCCGGGCCGAGATCGAGCAGATCGAGGCGGGCCTCAAAAGCCGCAGCCAGGCCATCGCCGAGCGCGGCTTCGACGCCGAGCAGGTGGATGCCGAGATCGCCGCCGACAAGGCCAGGGAGAATGCCCTGGGTTTGGCGTTCGGGAAGGCTCCGGCGGCAGCGGCGGAAGTGCCCGCCGATCCGCTCGAGGAACTGGCCTCCATCACGTAAGGACCACCATGACCGATTTACCTCATGTCGCCTCCCGCCTGTTCGGGACGCCGCTGCTCGTCGCCCGTCCCAAGCTGGACGTCATCCTGGGCGTCCTCGGCCCCCGGCTGAGCGGCGGTGCCCTGGAGCCGCTGGACATCGGCGCCGCGCCCGGCCGAAAGGTTGAGATCACCCCGGAAGGCATCGCCATCGTTCCCGTGACCGGCACCCTGGTGGCGCGCTCGGGCTATCTCGCGGCGGCCAGCGGCCTCATGTCCTACGGCGAGATCGGCGATACCGTCGCGGCGGCGGCCACCGATCCCCGCGTGCGGGGCCTCGTGCTGGACATCGACTCGCCCGGCGGCGAGGTGGGCGGGCTGTTCGACCTGGCGGATCGAATTTCCGCCATCAGGAAGGACACCGGCAAGCCCCTCTGGGCGGTCGCCAACGAGGGGGCCCTGTCGGCCGCCTATGCCATCGCCTGCTGCGCCGATGCCATCACCGTCACCCAGACCGGGGAGGTGGGGTCCATCGGCGTGGTCGCCGTCCATCTGGACGAGAGCGCCGCCGACCGGCAGGCGGGGCTGATCTGGACCTTCGTCCATGCCGGAGAGAGGAAGGTGGACGGCAATCCCCACGAGCCCCTCTCCACCCGCGCCCGCGCCGACATCCAGGCCGATGTGGACGCCCTCTACGAGCGCTTCGTCGCCCTGGTCGCCCGCCAGCGCAACCTGCCGCCGGAAGCGGTGCGCGCCACCGAGGCCGGCGTCTATCGCGGCGATCTCGCCGTCCGGGCCGGTCTCGCCAACCAGGTCGGCACCCTTCGCCAGGCCGTCGCCCAGTTGGCCGGCTCGCTGTCCAAGCCGGCCGTCCGATCCCGTCCATCCCCCCGAAAGGAGGCTTCCATGTCCGACCCCGAACCGCTTGCCGAGGTGGCGATCCCGGCTCCCAGCCCCACGGCCCAGGAGACCGTCCTGCCCGTCGCCGCCGTCGATCCGGCGGTTCTGGAGCAGCGCCTGCGGGCCGAATACGCCGAACTGGCCGCCGTCGCCTCCCAGGCCGGCCGCTTGGGCGTCAGGGTCGATGCGGCGGAAGCCATGGCCAAGGGCATCCGCCCGGACGCTCTCCGCCGCTCGGTCCTGGAGGAACTGGCCGCCCGCTCCGAGGCCGCCGACCTGGTCGCCGCCGCGCCGCCGCCCGGCACCAAGCCGACCGCCGAAAGCCCCATCGTCAAGCGCGCCCGCGAGGCCGCATCCCGCTCCTGAGGAGAACCTGATCCATGCCCCCTCTTGTTGCCCCGCCCACCCTGGGCGATCTGCTCAAGTTCGAACTGAACACCAGCTATTCCCGCGAGACCGTCGTCCTCAAGGCCGGCACCAGCTATCCCCTGGGCGCCGTGCTGGGCAGGATCACGGCTTCCTCCAAGTACCGCCTGTCTCCCGCCGCCGAGGTGGTGGGCGACGAAGGCGCCGAGGTCGCCAGCGCCGTCCTGCTGCGGGCGGTGGATGCCACCGGCGCCGAGGCCATCGGCCTGGTGGCGGCGCGCGGCCCGGTCATCGTCTCCGAGGCGGCCCTGGTGTTCGACGCCTCGATCGATGACGCCACCAAGGCCAGCGTGAAGAAGGCCCAGCTGGGCGCCGCCGGCATCGTTTCCCGCGCGACTGTTTGATCCCCCAAGGAGAAACCATCCATGGTCACCACCATCAACCCCTTCGACGCGGGCGGCTATACGCTCGCCGAGATGACCCAGGCCATCAACATCCTGCCCAACGTCTATACCCGCCTGGGCCAGATGGGCCTCTTCCGCTTCGAGGGCATCACCCAGCGCTCGGCCCTGATCGAGCAGGCCGAAGGCGTCCTCAACCTGCTGCCCACCGTGCCCCTGGGCGGGCCCGCCACGGTGGCCAACCGCGACACCCGGTCCATGCGGTCCTTCACCATTCCGTGGATTCCGCATGACGACGTCATCACGCCGCAGGACATCCAGGGGGTGCGGGGCTTCGGGGTGGCGGACGCCGCCGATCCCCTGGCCACCGTGATGGAGCGGAAGCTGACCCGCATGCGGGCGAAGCATGCCCAGACCCGCGAGTACATGGAGATCAATGCCCTGAAGGGCATCGTCAAGGACGGCGCCGGCACCACCCTCTACGACTACTTCGACGAGTTCGGCCTGACGCGGCAGTCGGTGGACTTCGTGCTGGGGACCGCCGGTACCAACGTCCAGGCCAAGGTGCGCGATGTCTTGCGCAAGGTGGAGACCGAGCTCAAGGGCGAGACCATGACCGGCGCCCTGGCCCTGGTCAGCCCGGAGTACTTCGACAAGCTGATCGGCCACGCCAAGGTGGAGGAGGCCTACAAGTACTATTCCTCCACCGGAGCCCAGCCCTTGCGCGACGACACCCGGCGCCGCTTCCCCTTCGCCGGCATCCTGTTCGAGGAATACAACGCCACCGTCACCCTCTCGACCGGCACCACCGAGACCCTGATCCCGGCCGGCGAGGGCATCGCCTTTCCGCTCGGCACCATGGACACCTTCGTGACCTACGGCGCGCCCGCCAACCTGATCGAGACGGTCAATACCGTGGGCCTGCCCATGTACGCCCGCCAGATCGCGCGCAACGACGGCAGCGCCATCGACGTCAAAACCGAGGCCTCCATCCTACCGGTCAACAAGCGGCCCCGCCTGGCGGTGCGACTGCACTCGAGCAACTGACCATGGGGGACGCCTTCGCCGATGCCATCGACGACCTGTTCGCCGACCCGAACATGGTCGTCACCGTCCTTTACCAGGGCCGGCCCGTCCGCGCCCTGGTACGGCGGCCGGACCAGCAAGTGGAATTCGGGGATACGGTCATCGTCTCGGCCACCGCCGCCTTCGAGGTGCGGGTGGCGGAGGTCCCGGCGCCCGTCGCGGGCGATGCCTTGGAAGTGGATGGGGAGACCTACATCGTCCAGGGCGAGCCCCGGCGGGATGCCGGGCGCCTCGTCTGGACCCTGGATACGCGGCCGGCATGAGACTCGAAGCGGCCCTGGAGGGCGACCTCAGGCGCTTCCTCGCTGACGAACTGAAGTCCGCCGAGGACGCCGTCACGTCCGGGGTCCGCGCGGCCACCGAGGGACTCAAGCAGGACCTGCGCCGCCAGATCGCGGGTGCCGGCCTGGGCCAGCGCCTCGCCAACACCTGGCGGGGCGAGGTCTACCCGAGGGGAGGCCAGAGCCTCAGGGCGGCGGGCTTCGTCTTCAGCAAGGCGCCCGGCATCATCCGGGCCTATGCGGACGGCGCGGTGATCCGCTCCCGCCACGGCTACTTCCTGGCCATCCCGACGCCGGCCGCCGGCAAGCATGGCGATGGGCGCAAGAAGATCACCCCCGGCGGCTGGGAGCGCCGGCATGGCGCCAAGCTGAGGTTCGTCTTCCGGCGCGGCGGCCCCTCGCTGCTGGTCGCCGAGAACCGGCGTGCCCGCACGGGCAAGCGGGGCGGGTTCGGCAAGGCCAGCGAGTCGGCCTTGCGCACCGGGCGCGGGCTGGTGACGGTGCCGATGTTCATCCTGGTCCCCCAGGTCACCGTCAGGAAACGCCTCGACGTGGCCGGCGCCGCCGACAAGTGGATCGCCGAACTGCCCCGCCTCGTCGTCCAAAACTGGAGGGAGCCCGTCAGGACCGCGCCTTAAGTCTGGCAAGAGGCAGGAACAGGCGGCGGGACTGCCCGGAAAAGGGCTCGAAGCCATACCGCTTGTAGAAAGTCTCCGCCTTCTCGTCCTTGGCTTCGACAACGATGGCATGGACCGCCAGGGCCTCGCTGGCTCGCATGATCCGTTCGAAGGCGTTGATCAGCAGGAACCTGCCGTAAAGCTGTCCCTGGAAACGCTTGCCCACGGCCAAGCGGCCGATCAGGGCGGCCGGGATCGGATAGCGGGGCAGCTTGCGGGCAAGGGCCCCCGGGAGGTCATCCCGGCTGAAGCTGGCGGCGCTCAGGGTGTAATAGCCGATGATCGTCGCCGGGTCGTCCCCCACCGCCACGAACACGCTGGTGACGTTCCGGCGGCTGTCCTGGCCCGCATGGTTCCGGAGGTAGTCGTCGAGGGCAGGTTCCCCGCAGGAGAAGGCGTTCCGGTCGTGATGCGGCCCCAGCGGCTCGACGCGGGGCGGATGGAATTCGCTCATCCGCCGGTCACCCGGGCGTACCAGGCGAAAGCCTCCTTGAGCTTCTCGTTCGGCTCCGGCGGATTGAGGAGCATTTCCTGGAAGCGCTCCCATTCCTCGGGCGTGAGTGTGATCATCTCGTGCTCGCGCACCACCGCCTCCGCCTTCTGCAGGGCCACATCGACCACGAAATCGGTCAGGGTCTTGTCCGAATAGGCGGCGGCGCGTTCCAGCTTCCGCTTCGACTGCGGGCTTAAGCGCAGGCTGACGCGTTCTTGCCGTTGGGCGGTCCTGGGCATGGCGGGTACTCCGGTTGTCCTTGTGAAAATGTACGCCCCCTAGTCACACATTTCAAGGATCGGTCATGCCCACCCGCCGGGAAGAGGTCCTCGCGGCGCTGTACGAGCGCCTGCGGACGATCCCCGATGCCCTCGTCAAGCGGGAAGAGCCGCTGCCCGAGAAGGTCCCGGCCGGCGGGCTGGTGATCCTGCGCGACGGCGATCCGGGCGAGCCGGAGGTGCTGCTGTCGCCGCTGAGCTACCTCTGGCGCCATCGGGCCGAGATCGAGGCGGTGGTGCAGATCGCCCCGGCCGAGGCCGCCACCGCCGCCCTGGACGCCCTGCTCCTGGAGATCGACGCCGTTCTTGCCGCCGACCGGAGCTTAAGTGGCCTGGTCGACTGGCTCGACTGGGGCGGCCCCCAGACCCGCGACCTTGCCCTCGACGGCGCCGCCGGCCTCAGGGCCGCCGTGGTGCCGGTCTTCCTCCATTTCGAGACCTCCTCCCCCCTGTCCTGAAGGATCCCCAAGATGGCTCTTGGCTTCGGCGCCAACGCGCGCTTCCTGGCCGCCTTCGAGTCCGACTACGGCCTGCCGCCCGCCACCGGCTGGACCGCCGTCCAGTTGTCCCGCCACGGCCTGTCGGCCAAGCAGAACCTGCTGGCCAACGACCTGCTGGGCCTGGGCCGCGACCCGGCCCCGCCCGTGCCCGGCGCGGTCAGCGTGGACGGCGAGGTGGGCGTGCCCACCGATGCGCGGGCCATGGGCTTCTGGCTCAAGGCCCTGCTGGGCGAGCCGACCTCAGCTGGCACGGGTCCCTATACCCATACCTTCGTGTCGGGGGCGCCCATCATCCCCAGCCTGTCCATCCAGGCCGCCAACCCGGACGTGCCCCTGTTCCGCACCCATCTGGGGGTGCGCCTGGACAAGGCCACCTTCCGGCTGGAGCGGGACGGCCTGCCCGGCGCCACTCTGTCCCTCATCGCCAAGGGCGAGGTCACCGATAGCGACTTCCGCGCCGCATCCCCCGCCCAGTATACGCCGCTGCGCTTCGGGCCCCTGCACGGCCAGATCCGCAAGGACGGCCAGCCCCTGGGCCGGGTGGTGGCGGCCGAGATCGGCTATGCCAATACCCTGGACCGTATCGAGACCATCCGCTCCGACGGCATGATCGACGGCGCCGAGCCCACGGCCGCAGCCTGCACCGGCTCGATCACGGTGCGCTTCGACGGCACCGCGCTCTTCGAGGCGGCCACCACGGGCACACCGGTCGCCCTGGACTTCGGCTACCTGCGGGATGCCAACACCAGTCTTTTGATCGCCGTCCACGAGGCCTGGCTGTCGCGGCCCGGCCTCGCCATCGAGGGACCCGCCGGCATCCAGGCGACCTTCGAATTCCAGGGCGCCCGCAACGCCGCCCTGGGCCGCATGGCGACCGTGACGCTCACCAACGATGTCGAGGGGTATTGATGATCAAGCTGGGAAACCGCGAGCCCATCTGGCTCGATCTGGCAGAAGGGGTGCGGGTCAAGGTCCGGCTCCTGACCACGCCGGCCTATGCCATGATCCAGGCCCAGGCCGAAAAGGTCTACGAAGACTGGGCGGAACATCGGGCCGGGGCCGAGGGCCTCGACCCCGCCGACGGGTCCGTGCGGCGCGGCCTGATGCGCGCCCTGATGATCAAGGGCCTCGCCCTCTATGCCATCATCGACTGGCAGGGCGTCGAGGGACCCGTGACCGAGGAGGCGGTGGCGGCCTTCGTGGACCAGCAGCCCCTGCTGGCCGCCCTTTTCTACCACCGCTACCTCGCTCCCCTGGAGGAGAGGGCCGCCGAGGGAAACGCATCCGGGCCCGCGCCGCATGGCACTTCGGCGGCGGGCCTCGATATTGTCGCGGCTGTTTCGCCAGCCGCCACGCCAACCCTGGCGAAACAACCGAAGGAAGATTCGGCTGCGGTTGTCAGTGCCCCTACCGCCAGCACGAGCCTCTGACCGAGGCCGGCTGGCAGGCCTGGGACCTGCTGCTGCGCATCGCCGGCCAGTTCCGCTTCGCGCCCAACGGCAGGGCACTGGGAATCGACATGGGACTCGTCCTCTCCCTTTCCGACACCCTCGGCTACGACACCGCCGCCGTCGCCGACCTGCTGCCCGACGCCGAGGCCGGCCTGCTGGAAGGCCTCGCCCGTCTTCGCAAGGAAGAGACCTCGCCATGAGCGACAGGACTCTTGCCATTCGCCTGGCCGTCAAGGACGGCGAGGTGGTGCGCCGCGCCTTGATGCAGCTGGGCGAGGACGGCTCCAAGGCCCTGTCCAGGATCGAGCAGGCCGCCAAGCCCGCTTCCAAGGGCCTGCTGGCCATCAACGAGGTGACCTCGGCCGCCAGGGTGCATCTGGAAGGCTTCGCCGGCCACTTGGGGGGCGTCGGCTCGGCCATGCTGCGCCTCGGTCCCGCCGGCCTGGCCGCCGGGGCGGCCCTGGGCGGGTTGGCGGCGTCCCTGGGCCAGGGGCTGCACGAGATGGAAACGGCGCAGCAGTCGCTCCTGCGCCTCGAAGCCGTCCTCAAGGCCACCGGCCATGCCTCGGGCCTGACCGGCCAGGAACTGAACGACCTCGCCGACGCCATGGAGGCTTCCACCATGGTCACCGCCGAGGGCGTCATGGATGCCTCCTCGGTGCTGGCGACCTTCCGCTCGGTCTCGGGGGACACCTTCATCCGGGCGATCAAGGCGGCCCAGGACCTGTCGGCCGTCTTCGGGCAGGATCTGCGCTCCTCGGCCGTGCAATTGGGCAAGGCGCTGGAGGACCCGGTCGAGGGCGTCACGGCCTTGAAACGGGTCGGCGTCACCTTCTCCGCCACCCAGCGCGAGATGATCGCCGCCATGGTGGAAGCCGGCGACGTGGCCGGCGCCCAGGTGCTGATCCTGGAAACCCTGGAGCGCCAGGTGGGCGGCGCGGGGGAGGCCGAGGCCGGAGGCCTGACGGGCGCGGTCCATCACCTCAAGGCCGCCTGGGGCAACCTGCTGGAGGACCTGGCCAGGACGCCCCTGGTGGGCGGCGTGGTGCAGGCGACCCTCCGCGGCTTGACCTCCTTCGTCAACGACCTACGAGAGGGCTTCAAGGGACCCGACATCGCCAGTCAGGTCGCGACCCGCGTCCAGCAGCTGGCCGACCTGGAGAAGCGGATCAACGAGTACCAGGCGGCCGGCGCGCCCCAGCGCCGCCTCGACGAGCTCCGCCACCAGGCCCAGGTGCTCAACCGCGAGATCGACGCCCTGATCGACAAGGGCCACGCGGAAGTGGCTGCCCTGGACGCCGGCAAGGAGGAGGCGGAGTCCGGAAGAAAGGAGGCCGAGTGGGAACGCAATGCCGAAACCATCGCCGCCCGCCTCAAGGCGCTGGAGGCCGAGAAGGTCAAGGCTGCCGTCGAGGCCGCCGAGAAGATCGCCGCCGTCCACGACCAACTGGCCCGCGATATCGCCACGGCCGAGAAAAAGCGTGGCCGGCCGGGCATCGAGGAAGCGGAGGTTGAGCGGGAAATCGCCCTGCTCAGGGGCATCGCGGCCCGCAAGGTGGAGGCCATCGAGAAGCCTCTCCGCGAGGCGGCCGAACGCACCGACGCCCAGGCCCGCAAGGTCGTCGCCGACCTGGAGCGCCAGTTGGGCGCGGTCAACGATCCACGTGGCACCGCCGTGGATCAGGCGCTCTCCCGCCTGCCGGAGGGGGCGACCGAGACCCAGCGCCGCGAGGTGGAACGCCTCTCCGGCGCCCTCTTCGACCAGAAGGAAGCCATCCGGGACCTCAACGAGGCCCTGGATGCGGAGGCCAAGCTCCGCGACAAGGGGGCCGAGATCACCAGGCGCCACCGCACCGCCGAGGAGGAATACCGCGATACCCTGGCGGAACTGGACGAGTTGCTGAGGAACGCCGCCCTCGACCAGGACACCTACGCCAGGGCGGTGGAGGAGGCCGAGCGGAGAAAGCTGGAGGCCTCCAGGGAATGGCAGGACGGCGCCATCCGGGCCATCCGCTCCTATGTCGACGAGGCCACCGATGGCGCCCGCGCCGCCGAGCAGGCCACCACCCGGTCGCTCCAGGCCGGGGAGGAGGCCTTCGTCAAATGGGCCACCACCGGCAAGCTGGCGGCGGGCGATCTGTTCAACAGCATCGCCGAGGAGGCCCTGCGCGCCGCCTGGCGCCTGTCGGTCGCCAAGCCCCTGGGCGGCATCCTGGAAGGGCTCTTTTCCGCCATCGGCGAGGGCATTTCGGGGTGGTTCGGGGGCGGCGGGGAAACCCCGGCGCCTCCCGAGATCCTGGAGGCCCATACCGGCGGCATCGTCGGGCGCGATCCACTCCGTCGCCGCGCCGTCGATCCGGCCGTCTTCCGGGAGGCGGAGCGCTTCCATGGCGGCGGGCTGGTGGGGCTGCGCCATGGCGAGGTGCCCATCGTCGCGCTGCGCGGCGAGGAGGTCCTGACCCGCGACGATCCCCGCCACCGCCTCAATCTGGCTGGGTCTCAAAGCGGCGTGACCGTGGTGGTCCAGCCCACCGTCACCAACAGCGTGCCCAACACCCAGGCCCGCACCGAGACCCGGCGCGGTCCCTCGGGCGAGGTGATGATCGACGTCTTCGTCGAGCAAATGGAAATGCTGATGAGCCGCAAGATCGGGCGCGGCGAGGGCCTCGCCCCCACGCTCGAACGCCGCTACGGCCTCAACCCGGCGGCGGGGGCGTATCGGTGAGGATCAGTGCTCGGCCTCGTCATCCGCCAGATGGCGGGGAAAGTCCATGGCATCATGCAGGATGCGCAGGACCTGGATCATCTTCCTGCCGCGCTCCCTTTCCGCTCGGAAGAGGATGACGTGCCGCGCCTTGCGTCCGAGACGGGCTGCATGAAGAGTGAGAATGCCTTCCGGCAGATCACTCCTTGCCTTGACGCCCGCCGTGGCCGGCCCTGCATTCAAGGCATCGACCGCGGCCATCAACGTTTCCGCGTAGGTGTCCGCCTGCTCTGCGCCAAAGTGCTCCGCCGTCCATTGCAAAATCTGATCGATGTCCGCTTCCACGGCGGAAGCAAGACGTACCGGCCAGAAATCACGCTGCCTGCTCACCGCGTGCCCACGCGCTTGGCAAGGCCCTTCTTGATCGCGGCATCCGAGATGCCTTTGAGGTGGCGACGAAGCTCGCCGGAAGACTCGAAGTCCCGGTACCGCCCGGCCTCGATATCGTCGATGCCGACCTGGACGGCGGCGCGCAACGCCTCCCGGCGCGCCTGTTCGTCGGCATCCCGGCGTTCGATCATCCTGAGGCCCTCGCGGAGCACTTCGCTGGCGTTCTGGTAGCGGCCGGACGCCACCAGCCGTTCAACCAATTCGGCCTGATGGTCGGTGAGAACGACGTTCCGGGTCGGCATCGCTGAAACTCCACCTTGAAATCGCTCCTGGCAGAATATGCCAATTCCAGATGGGGCGCAAGACCGGCCCTTCACCTTATCAGGGATCATCGATGACCCTCTCCTGGCCCCCGACGCTGCCCCTGCCCACGGTACAGGGCTACGGCATCCGTCCGGGCGAGGCGATCCTGCGCACCGAGATGGAAGCGGGGCCAGCAAGGCAGAGGAAGCGCTTCACCCAGGTGCCGTCCCGTATTTCTGTCCGCTGGCTGATGAAGCGGGAGCAGTTCGCCCTGTTCGAGGCCTGGTACCGATGGCAGGCCAAGGAAGGCGGCGAGTGGTTCGAGATTCCCCTCCTGGGCGGGGTCGGTCTCGTCGAGCACGAGGCCCGGTTCACGCGGCAGTTCGAGGCCAAACTGGTGGGCGGGGTGTTGTGGGAGATCGCCTCGGAGCTCGAGGTGCGCGAGCGCCCGACTCTCTCGGCCGACGCCCTGGCCATCGCGCTGGATTCCGATCTCGCGTCCCTTTCCGCCACCGTGGACCGACTGCACGGCCTCGTCCACGTCACCCTGCCCGTTTCCTATAGCTGGTAAGCCCCCCATGTCCCTGCAAGCCGACCTCCAGGCGGCCGTCGATCGCGCATCGGCGGCCAGCCAGAAGCTGCACGCCGTCGTCCACGGCGATGCGGCCAGCACCGTCGAAACCGAGTCCGGTCTCGTCAAGACGGTCGCCAAGGCCATCGCCGACATCGAGGCCAGCCTGGAGGCGGGACGGGCGGAACTGGACGGCAAGGTCGCGGCGGCCGCTGCCAGCGAGGATGCCGCCGCCGCTTCCGAGGCCAAGGCCCGGCAATGGGCCGAGGAGAGCGAAGACGCGGAGGTGGAAGCGGATGCCTTCAGTGCCCGCCACCATGCCCTCAAGGCCTCCGCCCACCGGGAGAAGGCCGAGCTCTGGGCGGAAGCTCCGGTGGACCAGGAGGTGGAGCCCGAGCGATACAGCGCCCGCCACTGGGCCGAGCAGGCCCGACTGTTCGCCCACGGCGGCGCCGAGTTCCACGGCCTGACGGTCGAGGACGACGGCTCGCTCATCTGGGCCCACGGCACCGCCGGCAGCTTCGCCGTCGCCGACTTCGACATCTGGTGGCTGGTGCCGCCCGGCGTCTCCCTTTCCATCGACGACCTTGGACACCTGGAAGCGAGGATCTGATGGCCACCATCGATCTCGGCAAGATCCGCCTCGCCTGGCGGGGCGACTACGACCCGGAGACGGCCTATCGGCCCCTCGACATGGTCCGCTTCGAGCGCGACCTCTTCATCTGCATCAAGGCCCCGGATGCCCCCGGCACCGATCCGGCCAGCGCCCAGCACTGGGCGCTGATGGTGGAGCGCAACGGCTTCTTCTGGCGCGGCACCTGGGACGAGGCGATTCCGTACAAGCGCAACGACGCCGCCTTTCATGGCCGCTCGTCCTACTTCTGCATCACCGACGCGCCGGCCGGAACGCTGCCCACCGACACCGACCATTGGACCCTACTGGCCGAGGGCACCTCGATCACCGTCGATCCGGGCGACCTGATCTTCCGGGATGCGGACGACGTCGAGAAACCCTTGCCGGTTGGCGCTCCCGGACAGGCCCTGATCGTCCAGGACGACGGCCTGCCCGGCTATGGCGAGATCGATCTGCGCAAGCGCAGCCAGTTTGCCGCGCCGATCACCGCGCCGCCCTTCACCACGCCCACCGCCGGCCAGTTGATCGGCACGACCAAGTATCGGGCAGCCGTCGGTACGCCGACCCTGTTCTGGGAATCCCACGGTCATAACTGGCAGTACATCATGGGCGACCAGACGCGGGAATACGGTTCCGGCAACTGGACCTCCTGGCTCACCAGCAGCGGCAACTACATGCCGACCGACATCCAGAACCTGGGCTGGTCCGGCGGCAACGGCGGCTTTCCCCAGTACGACAACTGGTACTACATGCATGGCCCCGCCCAGGGCCAGAACCACGGCCAGCGCACCGGCGCCTGGTCCGGGCATTCCGGCTACCGCTACAAGGTGCCGGCGACGCCGGGCATGCACAACCGGGTCTTCGTCAACTTCTGCACCGGAAACGGCTGGTGGTGGGGCGTCTTCCCCTTCCTGCTCGATCCGCGCAACGGTTACACCATCGTCAAGCGCCTGCCGGCCATGCATCCCCAGACCTGGAGCAACAGCTACCCCACCTGCTCGCTCCAGCTCACCCCCTTCGGGCAGATGCAGTACAGCCAGAACACCGGCAACATCTGGTGCCATTTCGACGTCCGCGCGGATCTGGTGGCCCAGTATGCCGACGACGACGGCTACCTGCATTTCGGTGTCGCCATCCACACCAGCTCGACCGACACCACCTACGTCCGCATGGCGGGGGTCGCCTGCACGCCGGTCCACGATCCCGGCGTCGTCACCGAGGGCTACGGCATCTACTACGGCCTGAACGGCTGGTGGCAGTCGGAATGGGTCTGGTGGGGGCATGCCGCCAGCCAGTTCGCCTGTGTCCAGTGCGAAAACAACCGCTATCCCGGCAACACCGTGCGCTACCTCTATGCACCCGTGTTCGATCCCACCAAGGACCTGCTGCTCACCCTGATGGCCCTCAACAACAAATACTCCGCCGCTGGCTACCAGAGCTACGGCGAGCCCAGCCTGCAGATGATCCCGCAGCACCCCAACACGGGGGCCAACAACAGCTACCGCTACATCGCCCGTGCCGGCTGGTTCAAATCGGGTCCGACCCTGGACCAGTTGGAGGCCTGGGGCGTCCTGCAGCCGTTCCAGTACGTGATCCCCAAGGAAGTGGTGCAGGAATGCCTGGGCCAGGGCGGCCACGGCGTCGATGACGTCATCCGGCTCCAATGCTCCACCTATTGCGGCTCCAGCGGGTTCGTGATGGTGGGCTATTGGGCTCAGCCCCTGGAGGTTTGATCCATGTTCATCAATCTGGAACACAAAGTCGCCGAGGCCGTGAAGTTCAAGGTCGCGGCGGCCAAGTCGCCCTTCGACGATCCCGTCGCCTTCAACTTCACCGTCGCGGCTCCGGTTCGCGCGGTCGAGGACGCGGAGATCGTGGAGCCGGAGGTTTCGGTCTGGGCCATCGAGGGCATCGACGCCCCGGACGCCGAAACCCTGAAGTCCTGGCTGGCGGAGTTCGATGCCTATCTGGAAGCCACCGAATATCGCCGTGCCCGGGCCGCCGCCTATCCGGCCCTGGGCGACCAACTGGACGCGCTGCTGAAAGGCTTCGCTGAATTGCGGACGCAAGGTGCCACCCTGCCGCCCGACCTCGTCGCCGTGATCGACACCTGGCAGGCGGTCAAGGCGGCCCATCCCAAGCCGGCCTCCAATGCCTGATCCTGCGCTCTCCGAGGCCATCCGCGAGGCCTATGCCTCCGCGCCGGCCGATGTTGTCGTCCTGCACACCCTGGAGATCTGGCACCCGTCCTTCATCGAGGACGGGGTGGCCAAGCCGATCCGGGTGGTCAGGAACTACGAGGACACCGCGACCTGGCTGGGCCTTGGCGGGGCGGCGGTTCAGGCCGTTCTCGATGGCCTGGACGAGGAGGCGCGGCGCAAGGTCGGGCTGGTGGGCCGGATCGAGGCGGGGGCGGCGCGCGACGCCGGCCTGCTGGTGCCCTTCGTGGCGCTGGGTTTCGAGATGGAACTGCCGCCGGTGGACACCATCCCGGTGCCGGAGATCGTTGTGACGCTGGATAACGTCGGGCGCGAGATCACCCGCCACCTGGACGCCGCCGCCATCAGCCAGGATGCCATCCAGGTCACCTACCGGCCCTATCTTTCCTCTGACATCGAGGGGCCGCAACTGGACCCGCCGCTGACCATGACCTTGTCCGAGGTCGAGGTGGACGTGTTCCGGGTCACCGGCCGCGCCCGTGTCCTCGACATCGGCAACAAGGCGTTCCCCAGCCAGATCTACACCATCAGGAAGTATCCGGGACTGCGAAGATGATTCTTGAATTGGCGCCGGCCGCCCTGAGCCAACCCCGGCGCCGGCATTGGGCATCCGAGTATATCGGCCTGCCGTGGTCCGCCACGGGGGACGGGCCGGACGCGTTCCATTGCTGGGCGCTGGTGCGCCATGTCCAGCGGCAGCGGTTCGGCCGCGACCTGCCGGCCATCCCCAACCCGGACGACCTGTTCGCCATTGCCAGGGCCTTCCGAGACCACCCGGAGCGCAGGCGCTGGGACCTGGTCGATGTGCCCGAGGAAGGCGACTGCGTCCTGATGCGCCAGGCCCGCTATCCAGTCCATGTCGGCGTCTGGCTGGGTGTGGACGGCGGCAAGGTGCTGCATGTCGTCCGCGACAAGGGCGTGGTCGCCCAAACCCGAGACAGCCTCACCGCCCATGGCTGGCGGATCGAGGGGTACTACCGTTTCACCGGAGACCGTCCGTGACCCGTCCCGCCACCGTCGTCATGGTCCGTAATGCTCTGCGACCGGAGCGCGACCGTTCTGTGATGCCGGTGTTGAAGCCCATGACCATCACGGAATGGCTCGATGGGCAGGGCATCCAAGAGGCGGGGAGCGGCGGAGCCGCGACAGGGAAACAAAGAGACTGGTTCGCCCAGCCCACCCTCTGCCTGGTCAACGGCCGCGCCGTGCTGCGGGCCGAATGGGCCGTGCTGGTGATCCGGGCCGGCGACGTGGTCTGTTTCGTGGCGCTTCCCCACGGCGGCGGCGGAGGCGGCGGGGGCGGCAAGAACCCGCTCCGCACCGTCCTCATGGTCGCCGTCATGGTGGCCGGCATGGCGCTGGGGGCCGCTTATGGCGGGGCTCTGGCCGGGAGCTTCGGCTTCGAGGGCGGGGCGGCGGCCTTCGGCTCGGTCACCTGGGGGCAGGTGTTTGGCGGCGTCATCTCGGGCGCGGTCAATCTGGTGGGTGGGGCGCTGGTCAATGCCCTGGTCCCGGCCCCCAGCCCATCGCGGCCCTCGGCCGACTGGGGCCTGGGGAGCATCGGCAGCCCGCCCAGTCCGAGCCCGACCTATTCCCTGCAGGCCCAGGGCAACCAGGCACGCCTGGGCCAGCCGATCCCGGTCATCTATGGCCGCCATCTGGTCTATCCCGACCTCGCGGCCGAGCCCTGGTACGAGTACGCCGACAACGAGCAGTACCTGCACCAGCTTCATGTCATCGGCCAGGGCCATTACGACCTGGAGGCCATCCGCATCGAGGACACCGACATCGGCAACTTCGCCGAGGTCGAATATGAAATCGTCGAGCCGGGCGGCGCCGTCACCCTGTTCGACCCGAACGTCACTTCCGCGCCCGAGGTGGCCGGGCAGGAACTGACCGCGCCCAACGATCTCGGATCGGGGGAGTCCGGATGGATCGGTCCCTTCGTCTCGGCGTCGGCCGAGACCACCGCCACCCGGATCGGGATCGACATCGTCTTCGCCCGTGGCCTCTACTACGCCAATGATTCCGGCGGGCTCGACAGCCGGTCGGCCAGTTGGGTGGTCGAGGCGCGGGCCATCGACGATGATGGCCTAGCCATCGGCGATTGGCAGCAACTGGCCTCGGAGAGCCATTCCGCCGCCACCAACACGCCGATCCGGCGGAGCTACCGCTACACCGTGACGCCGGGCCACCATGAGGTCCGCCTCAAGCGCACAGACGACAAGGACACCTCGTCCCGCACCGGCCATGAAATTCGCTGGGCGGGCTTGAGCGCCTGGCTCCAGGACGAGCCCGACTATGGGCCGGTGACCCTGCTCGCCATCCGCATGCGGGCCACCGACAACCTCTCCCAGCGCACCTCGCGGCTGATCAACTGCATCGTCACCCGCAAGCTGCCGGTCTGGACCGGCGACGGGTGGTCGGCCCCGCAGCCCACCCGCTCCATCGCCTGGGCCTTCGCCGATGCCTGTCGCGCCGAGTACGGCGCGGAACTGGTCGACGCCCGGATCGACCTCGCTGGACTGCTGGGACTCGATGCCGCCTGGGAAGGTCGGGGCGACCACTTCGACGGGGTGTTCGACACCTCCATGACCGTCTGGGAGGCCCTGACCCGCATAGCAAGGGTGGGACGCGCCGTGCCCATCCAGCAGGGCGGCATCCTGCGGATCGTCCGCGACGCGCCGCAGAGCCTGCCGGTGGCCCTGTTCGGGCCGCGCAACATCGCCAAGGGCAGCTTCCGCATCCGCTATGTCATGCCGGGCGAGGAGACCGCCGACGCGGTGACGGTCGAATACTTCTCGGCCCGCACCTGGCGGCCCGACGAGGTCACCGCCAAGCTCCCCGATTCCGCCGAGGAGAAACCGGCCCGTCTCCAGCTCACCGGCTGCACCGACAAGGACCATGCCCAGCGGGAAGGCCTCTACATGGCTGCCGCCAACCGCTATCGGCGCAAGCTCGTCACCTTCCAGACCGAATTGGAGGGGCTGATCCCCACCTATGGCGACCTGATCGCCGTCGTCCACGACATGCCCCGCTGGGGCCAGGGCGGCGAGATCGTCGGCTGGGACGGAGAAACCCTGGTCACCTCCGAACCGTTGGAATGGACCGATGGCCCCCACTACCTGGCGCTTCGCCGCCCGGACGGGGCCATCGCCGGTCCCTATCCGGCGATCCCCGGCGAAACCGACTACGAGGCGGTGCCGCAGGCGCCCCTCGACATCGAGCCCTACACCGGCGGAGAGGCCGAACGCACCCATTACGCCTTCGGCCCCTCGGACGCCTGGAGCCTGTTCGCCCGGGTGCTGGCCATCCGGCCGCGTGGTGAGCGGGTCGAGATCGCCTGCGTCGGCGAGCACGACGCGGTCCACGTCAATTAGGGAGGAAACCATGTGGCGCAATTTGCCCCCGGAGATGCAAAACACCCTGGCCGGCCTCGCCTGGGCCGTCTGGTGGTCCCTGATCGGCCGCAGCCTCTACCACGCCAACAAGGTCCGGCTCGGCCATCGCCGCTTCTGGTCCTGGACGCTGGCCTGGGAGCTGATGATCGCCATCGGCATGGGCGTGGTGGCCGGGGGCGCCGCCGAGTACCTGCAACTCGGGGGCATGGCGGCGGCGGGGTTCATTGCCGCCGTCTCCTATCTCGGCCCCCGCACCATCGAAGCCGTCCAGGCCTGGGCCGAACGCAAGGCCGGCATCGACGATCCGGCCGACTGATCCGCTTTCCGTTCCATCATCCGTCATCCGAAAGGAGGAGAGCCATGCTCGCCGTCCTGCCCGCCGTCTTTGGCTTCGCCGCGCCCTTCCTGCCGGTCCTCTTCAAGACCCTGCAGGGCTGGCTGGACAACCGCCATGAACTGGAGATGTTCCGGCTCCGCCTGCAGGCCGGCGCCCAGGAGCACCTCTGGCGCATGGAGGAGATCAACGCCCGCGCCGATATCGAGGAGGCGCGCGTCCTCCACCAGCCACAGCAGTCCTTCGGCGTCCAGGTGCTGGACGCGGCGGCACGCTCCAAGTGGGGCCCCTGGGCCACCGTGCCGGCCTTCTATCTCTTCACCCTGCTGGATTTCCTCTCCGGTCTGGTGCGGCCCGCCATCACCTATGCCGCCTTCGCCGGCTATCTGGCCTACAAGTGGGCGCTCTTCGCCGAATACACCGGGCCCCGCTACGAGAGCAGCGCCGAGAACGCCATCCTCCTTCTCTGGAGTGAGCAGGACTGGGCGGTGCTCACCCTGGTACTGAGCTACTGGTTCGGGCTGCGCCAGTACAAGGCCGTCTTCGGCGGCAACGCCACCCACGGCGGGGCGGGGAAATAGCCATGGCCACCGCCCTCGACTTGGCCTTCGAACTGGCCACCCGGCCGGGGTTCGACTGCCTGCACGATCCCGACACCGGCACGGTGATGATCGAGTCCTACCACGATCCGGTCGGCTATCCGACCATTGGCTATGGCCGGCTGCTGTCGCGCATTCCCTGGGAGCCGCTGGACAAGTACCCGCCCATCACCCCAGAGCGGGCCAGGGAAATGGCACTGGAGGACCTGGGCAGGGCCCTTGCCGCCGTCCGCCGCCTCTGTCCCGTGCCGTTGACCATGCATCAGCAGGCGGCGCTGGCCGACTTTGCTTTCAACTGCGGTGCCGGCAACCTCCAGGCCAGCACGCTGCGCCAGTGCGTGCTGCGGGGCGACCACGAGGAAGCCGCCCGCCAGTTCGTCCGCTGGGTCTTCGCCCGCGGCGTCAAGTTGCCGGGACTTGTGAGGAGAAGGAGAGCGGAGGCGGAGGTGTATCTCGCTGCGGGATGGCAGACGGTTATCTGA